GGAGCGGGAGCGGGAGCGGGAGCGGGAGCGGGAGCGGGAGCGGGAGCGGGAGCGGGAGCGGGAGCGGGAGCGGGAGCCGGGGCCGGGACCTCGATGCAGGCGCGGGATTCGACCGGCTGCTTGATGGACTGGTCGAAGCGGAACTTGACCCACTTGGCGTTATCCCGGGTGGCGGAGACGCGCTGGATCTCGTAGAGACTGTCGACGCGCTTGAGGACGATACCCTCGACCAGCTTCTCGTTGCCGGGCTGCAGGCGCAGTTCCAGCATTCGGTTCCACATCTGGGCCGACTCGCCGGACGGCATGAGGACGACCTGTGGGAAGGTGGTGCCATCCCAGACCGGGAGGATGTATTCGAGGAAGGTGCGACGCTCATGATATGGGCAATCGGCCTCCCGGGCCGTGGGCGGGAAGATCATGTCGATCACGAACAGCATCCGGGTCTGGCCCTCATACCGGCCCCAGGACTCGCAGTCGACCCAGGTGACGCCGAGTGGCAGGAGGATGGCGGCCAGCTCTTCGAGGGCTGGGAGGAACTTGGCGGCGTCGGTCAGGGGGGAGTTGTGCCGGTTCCAGGACTCCTTGGTCTTCAGGTTGGCGACGAAGCGGATGCCGTTGATCTTGGGCTCGGCGACGAAGCGGGGGTCGAAGCGGAGGTTGCTGGTGCAGAAGTCAGCTCCAGACTTCGGTCGCATGGGGAAGGTGATGGGAGTGGCCATGGATGATTATAACACACCCCCAGGGCTTTGTCAAGTCAACATCGGCTTGTCCTTCTCTTTGGGCGTCCAATCTATGTAACGCTTCGAGTTCTCTGACCATCCGCTCATCTGCCCACATACCATGGGGAGGCACACCCTGATATCGTATCGGTATGCTTTGTTCATCACTAGGTCGATGTGCTCGCGCTCGGACACGGACAGGAAATACTTGTAGAACCGCTCGTGTACGCAGTACAGAGTCATGCTGGCGAACGGGCCGTGGAGGCGTCCTTCGGCGTCCCACTCGCCATAATAGACGTGACCTAGGAACATGTCGCACTCACTTGGAATGGCATCCAGGAAGTACCGCCAGGCCCCGGGTCGGGTGAAGCGGATGTCGTCCTCGGCTACGAGGACTCGGGGAAGGCCAGCATCCGCAGCGTGGCGTACGATGCGTTTGTGAGCTCTGCTAATCGCCCTGATCGTGTTGTCCGGGTCATGGATGCCATCCCACACCCGGGTCTCGATCGACTCCTCGCGGGCCTGCTTCAGAAACGATCGCTCCCGCTCCTCCCGGTGAGGGAACGCGGGGTCGTTCGGCAGGTGCAGGATGTTGAGAACCTCAGTCCCGGAGGTTGTTGGAGCCATACACTCTGATTTCGAGGTTGAACTCGAACAGCCCATCCGCGAGAGCCAGCTCGGAGTTGGTGCGTGTCAGGATTAGGGTATTATAGTCGACACGCTCGACCGAAACGTACCCAAGGATGATCGCGGGACCGGGAGGGCTACTGGGAGGGCTACTGTTGGCGGCTCTCAGAAGGACTCCGGAATGTATCAGGACTGTGCGGTATTCCGGGAAAGCTTCCTCCAAGGTGGCGCGGTAGATTCCGGTGCTAACCCTCTCCCACTGCAGGAGCCCACCAAGTGAAGGAGATCCGAGGACGTTGTCGTAAGGTGCGTTGGTACTGCTCTGGAACACTTGGCACAGATAGGACTTGTAGCTGGAGTCGGCTTCAAGCTGCCAGGATGACCCGTCCCACGCATATTTGTTGCCCGTCTCGGTGACTTTCACCGTTTTCCCGTGGCGTCCTTTGACCTTTGACAGGTCAGACATGTTAGCAACCACAGTATGGAACTGGACATATGTTTTAAGGCTCATGCTCCATAAGTACACCCGCCCCCCGGTGTGGGAGCGGGTGTAGGCGTCCCTTGCGGGATGGTGTCCCCTCCTTAGGTAGGACTGGTATCCGGAGGGAGAGGGGGAGAGGGCGGCTTCCGAAGGAGGTGCCACCGGCAAATACCTTCGGAAGTGCGGCCAAACAAATGGGGGTTCTTGCCAAGGTACTTGGAGACGGACATCATCGTAAGCTCACCCGGAAGTGCGTTGATGTCCTTCACCACGAATCGGTGTACGGCAAACGATGGCAGGGACGGAGCCGTCCCTGAAAGGGCACGGACAATGGACTGCAAGATCAGCTCCCGTGACGGGCGGTTGGCGACGACAGCCTTCCGGCTCTCGTACCGCGCCTTGGCCTTGACCTGGGTGGGATGGGGTCCGGCTCCGCTCCACAATATTTCCGGGGGCTCCGGCGGCTGCATGGGACTGTGGGAGTGGGCTGCTCCTGCCATTGAAATATTTCCGGGTTCGACCCCGAAGGCAATCAACTGCTTACGAGTCTGCACCAGAGCTTCCAGAAGTTGCTCATGCTGGCGGCGTAAGGCGGTGGCGGTCGGGTGACCTGGTCCGGTCAGGACGATTTCCCGTGGGATGCTCATGGCCGCTTTGGGGTCGGGGATTGGCCTGCCTTCAGCAGGGATAGTTCCTTTTCGAGCTCCAGGGCGCGGCGCTTGTGGGCGTCTCGGTCCCGTGCCAGCCGGTTCCACGCCGTGGCCCCGCAGGAGCATCCTTCTGGATAGGGACATGACATCGAGTGGTTCATATCTGTACCTTCTTGGCCCCCCGTTTTGCCTTGCGCTCGGCGCGGGCGGTGGCGAGTTCCTCGGAGGTGGCCTCGCGGTCCCACTGCCACGACATCTGATGCTTGCCCCGACGGGACACCAAGTAGTGTCCCTCCCGGGTGCGGTTGTAGTCCCACCGGAACCAGTCGTGGCCACGGAGCTTGAGGTCCCCTATTTCCTTCTTGGGCTGGGGTGGGGTCTTGCGCCTCCGGGGCCGGGAGGATGTGATGGTGATCCGGCAGCCCGGACCGCAGAGGGTGAGGTCGAGGATGCTTGACATGGGAGAGAGGTTTCAAAAGGGAACCGGGTATTTGAGGACCTTCGGGACGAATCCGCCCTGGCAGCAGCCGGGGACGGGCGAGAGGAGGTCGCCGTTCTGCTCCGGCAAGAGGGCTTGGAAACGGCGGTGCCACGTATTTTTGTTGCTGTCGCGGATGAGGTCTGGCTGGACCTGGACATGGTATCCGCCACGGGTCTCGATCACGGTCGAGGCCTCGCTCGCGATATCTAGGAGTTCGTCCATGTTACTTTTCGGGACCGCCCCCTTGTCGACGTCGAAGTCGAAGGTCACGACGGCGCTGGCCTTGGTCCGGGAGGAGTGGAGGGCGTCACGGGCGAGCTTGACCGGGTCCGGGACGGCGAAGTTGGGGTCGAGGATGCGGGTGCCCATCTTCTCCGCCATCAATCCCATCAGCGAGACGCTGGCCTTGAGGACGTCACGCGGGGACGGCATGAGATAGATGGCGAGACATTCGCCGGGGATCTGCTCGCCCTTGGTGAGGACCGAATCCTTGCGCATTTCCAGCTGCCGGAGCTTCTGGAGCAGCATGTCCTTGGTGGCGAAGCCGCGCTTGATCGACTGGCCGGTGTGCTTGACCCGCTTGGTCTCGTCATACTTGGGCCGGGCCAGAAGCACGAAGTAGTAGCGGTCGATCGGGACGCCGGGGAGCGCCTTGTCGATGTATTCCGTCAAGGCGGGTTCGTCGAAGATGATCTGGTGGTATTCGTGCATGTCAGGAGGAGATCTTGCGCCACCAGTTCCGGAGAGACTGGCGGAGGGTTGGTTTGGTGACGATGTTGAGATAGAAGACTTGTCCTACCGGGCCGTCCATGGGTTGGACCGCGACGAGGTCGGACATGAGCAGTTCTGGGAAGGTCCGGGAGATCATCGGGAAGGCGAACTTCTCGAAGTCCCGCAAGGGAGGGATCGTGGGCGTCTTGATCACCGGGGCCAGCTTCTCCAGCGGAAGCAGCGGTGTCAGGAGTCCGACGAGGACGGTGCGGCGTGTCATGCGGCGGGGTGGAGCTTGGCGTAGTCCTCGATGAAGGCCTGGAAGGACTGGGCGACGTGGTGGCCGTTGCCTCCGGCCCGGCAGCGGTATTCGAGGATGGACTCGAAGATGAAGCATACAGCCTCATAACCGACGGTAGAATGCCCATCGATGATGGAGGCGGCCTTCGGGGCGCAGGACCGGACCATCAGTGCCTTCAGGAAGACGTCGGAGACATGCTCACGATAGCGCCCGTCGAGTTTCTCGTCGATGAAGGTCTGGGTAAGTTCTTCGAGCTTTTGTTGCTGGAGTACGTTCATAGGAGATGAGGATGATGGAAATGGGATGCGGGGCGGGGTCCGGAGGGTTGCTATGACTCGTGTCGCTCTGGATGGTCCCGCCCCGCAAGGGAGGCGCGGGGCTGGGCGAGGGGTGCGCCCAGGACCGGAGGGGTGCCGGTCCGCCCCGCAAAGTGTCAGGCCTTCTTGGCGGTGATGGAGATCACGGTCTTGACCGCTCCGGCCTGGAGTTGGAGGTTCTGGGACCGGGTGAGGGCACTGTGGCGCTGGGTGTGGAAGACGGTCTTGATCGGCACCGGGCGCTGCACCATGGAGAGGACGGTAGGGTCGATACCCATCTTGGCGGCGAGAGCCTGGACTCCGGCGACGAACTCGGCGCGTTTGTCCTCGGCGATCTTGTCGAGGTCGGCCTTGAGGACCTCGTCGTAGGAGAACATCGCGTCGGCGTTTGGCTCGCCGATGACGGCGATGACGTCCTCCAGGGCTTCCTCCGTGATGGCGGAGTATTGGTCTTTGCAGGAGACGTTGACGGCTCCGGTCTCGCCTTGGAAGACGATGGTGCCGCTGGAGCCCTTGGCGTCGAGCCAGGCGTTGAAACCGGATTCCTTGAGCTCGGCGGCGGCGGCCTCCATGTTGGCTTTGGAGGCGTCGTTCGCGGCCTTGGCGGCGAGGAAGGCGTCGACGGTTGGAGCGAGGGCGGCGTCGCCGGTGAGGTGGTCCTTGGCGGAGGCTTTGGGAGCGGCGACGGGGATGAGAGTGGATGTTTTTTTGAGGGCCATGTAGAACTATAACACAGGTTTGCGCGTTTGTCAAGTCCCTACTGGCCATTTCCTCAATCAGCCATACCGATGGAGTGTTCAAGTTCGTCAGACGGCCCGGTTCCACCCATGAAGCTCTCGGTGATGAGGTCTCCCATCCCCACAGGGTTGGCGAACCGCATGATGGAGGTAGCGGTGGGCAGGAAGCCGCCTGGCGACCCGGGTGCGGTGAAGGTGAAGGAGTAGATGAGGTCGGCGGATCCGCCTCCAAGGTCGTCCTCTCCGATGAGATCAATGGCTCCCGGGGTACCGGGTCCGACGCCGTCATAATAGGACACGTACGGGGTGGGATCGACGGGAGTGAATCCGCCCCCGGTGCCGCGCACTCGGATTTTAAGCGTCACGGTCGTGAGAGTGCTCCACGGGAGGGGTGATGGTCCGGCGTTGGTACAGGATACCGTGAGTTTGCCCCCGCTGACCAGGTACTCGCGGGCGAAGGCAGGAACGACGAAGGTGTCGATGTTGCCGTATACTTGAGGTTCGATGCCGAGGGCGGTGCGGGCACGGACTTGCCGGTTCAACTCCGACCAGGTTCCGGCGACGCGGAACGGGAGCTCGACCTCGACAAAACCGGTGTCGGCGTCGGTCCAGGCGTCGGTAAGAAGGGTGGACGGATCCAACCCCTCGTCCGGAGCCTGCTCGACAAGGCGTACGTTCGAGGCCTGTCCGATATACCACGGGTCCAGGTTGGTGCCGTTGCCCGTTACCTTCACCGTGATCTCGCTAGTCCGGTCGTCGGGGAATTCCACGTCCACAGCCTCCGGGATCGGGACGCTGCCCACAAGCTCGACCGTGAGGCTGTTGAGGTGCGGCACCGGGTTCACGTTCAGGACGATGGTCCCGGTCTTGTACGGGGGTTCGACAGGGTCATAGGGGTCGACCGGCTCCAAGGTACCCTCGGTCGTGGCGTAGATGGTGACGGTGAACGGCTCCTCCACCATCCAGGCGGTGGAACCCAGGAGCTCCACCTTGAAAGTATACCACCCCTCAACCCCGCCGATGTCGGGACCATCCGGATATCCGGAGACCGAAACATACCAGTCGTTTCCGGTGCCGGGGTCCGCCAGATAATCCGGGTTGTAATCCGGATTGTAGGTGGAGGGATCGGCGGCGGTCATGACCGTCGGCACTAGGGTGGCCCCGTCATAGGCCCGTACAATGAGGAAGGAGCGCAGACCCCCGGCTTCCGGACGCCAGCTGTTGACAGTGTCCTCGGCCCCGCCGCCATGGTCGTAATCGTCGGAACTGACCATGATGAGGCTGTCCGCGCTTACGGTGACGGTAACGTCGGCATGTTTGCTCGGATCGCCGGTGGACGTAGCCCGGACGGTCACGGTACCGACGTCGGTACCGTCCAGAATACGGGTCAGGACGGTGTCGAAGGACAGGGTGCCGTCCCCCGTGCCGCCGACGATGGAGAAAGTGATTCCGGCGTCGAAGTCCCCGGTGCCGGTGACGTAGGCGGTAATGAGGCTGGTGCCGCCGTCGAGGGCGATGAGGGTGGGATCGGCCCCGATGACGACGCCCGTGATCACGGGAGGGTCCGGAGGCTCCGGGGTGAAGTCGATGGAGAGTGGGGTTTCGAACGAGGCCGAGGGGTCCTCGACCGAGACCGCCCGAATGATGGTGATGGCATCGTGGTCGTAGGGGCAGGGTGCGTTGTAGGTGGCGGAGAACGCGGTGATGCTAGAGAGGGAGCCCGGGCCGGAGACGATACTCCAGGTCACGCCGGAGCTGCCGTCGCCGTTCACGACTTCGGCAGTGAGCGATGAGGTCTCGCACGGGGCCACGGTGTCGGGGTCGGCGATGATGGTGACCGAGATCGGCAGCGGCGGAATGGTTACGGTGACGGTCGGCAGACCACGGACCTCGAACACGGCCCGGACCTTGAAGGTTCCGGTAATTCCGGAGAGGTAGATGGCGGTGTCGGCCTCGGCGCTCTGCGACCGGACATCCAAGGACTGCGCGTAGTTAAGGCCTCCAGGAACGGCAAAGCCGGAGACGAAGGCGTCGGGGTTTCCCAGGGTGCCGACGTCGGCGGCCCCGCCCAGCCCCGTGGACTCGAACTCGACCCCGGTCAGACCACAGTGGGGCGGCAACTGCAGGAGCAGGGTCGGGGAGCCGTCGGAGGCGGTATCGAAGCACCTCACCACGGACCGCATGCCGTATGATAGGGGAAGGATATGCTGGACCGGGCCGTCGGCGTCGGCCCCGGAGAGGTTGGCGGAGCGGTCGGGCACGTGCCTGCCGACCCCGGAGGTGTAGTCGAGGTCCAGGACGCAGCCGGGTACGATGATAGTGGGCATGTCAGGAAGTGGTGACGCTGGTGGCCGATCCCCAGCGGTCGGAATCGGCAGGCCCGTGGGAAGGGAGGGCGGCGACGTCGGCAGGAGAGAGATCGCGGTTCCAGAAGCAGGTACGGTAGATCCGGCCCGCCCACGGCCCGATGGAGTAGTAACCGGCGGGGACGGAATTGGTGAAGGTGCCGTTTCCGACGGCGGTGCCGTCGAGATACAGGGTACAGGAACCGTCGGCCCGGCGGACAAAAACGAGGTGCTGTATCCTTCCGACCGTGCCCGTGGCCACGAGCCCGGCGGCGGTGTAGGCGGGGCCGGAGACCGTGACCTGGAGCGGGCCGTACTGGAACAGGGTTCCGGAGCCGCCAGGGGCTGTGCGTACCCTAAGGTACAGGGAGAAGGCCCCGGTGCCGGTGTCGGTGTTGCGCATCCGACCCGACAGCACCGTGCCCTGGATCAGGACGACGCCTGGAAGGTGGGCGGGAAGGGCGATGGCCATTGGCTAATAGCTACACCTCCGTATCCCAGCCGTCCCGGGGAGGAAGGGTGAAGGTGACGTCGATGTGGTCGATGGGGACTGCCGCCCTTCCGACGACGTTGACGACCAGGTTTCCGTCATCGTCGACGTCGTAGGTACGGCTGACCTCGGTAAGCTTGCGGGCGGCAAGCCGCTGGGCGATATAGGCCTCGGTGTGCTTTGCCTCGGCCTGCTCGAAGTTCGGAGTCGGCATTAGTTCTCCTCGGTTTCGGCCAGGGCAGCGGCCATGAATGGACTAAGACCCCGCCCCGGAATGCTCACGAGCTCGGAGAGCCTCACTTTCTTGGCCTTGGGGCGCGAGGCGGAGACGGCGCGGAGGGAGGTTTCGAACTCCTCGGCGTCGAACTCCAGATGGAGGCAGCGGCAGAGGTACTCGCGCCACCCTAGCTCCCACTCCCAGAGCGGAACCGGGTTGTGTTCGTCGAAGTAGTAACGATAGGTCTTGAGCTCGGTCCCGTCGTCCGGGAGCACGATCTTGTTCCGGTCGTCGATGCCGATGGTGCCGAGCCCGAAGCGGCTCCATGTCGCGAGCGCGGCGTCCCAGAAGGCATCGAGGGCGGCCTTGGTGGCGAGGCGCATGAGCTGGATGTCGGCCTTGAGGCGCATCCGCTCCCGGTCCACTGCGTCCTTGATCGTGTGCGTCCGCCCCATATACTCGACCTCGTAGTCCCAGACCGACCATTGGCGGTCGAGGTCGATGACGTCGCCGAACCGCTGGAAGTACCTGCTGAAGATGATCCAGTAGATGCCGGGCCGGGTAAGTTCGAGGGCTGGGGCGGTGTTTGGGTGGCCCATCATCCAGTAGTCGGTCTCGGAGGCCACGATATCCTCGAAGACCTTGCGCGGGAAGGCCTTGGGATCGGCTCCGATCCAGGAGTATCCCCGTACCCGGCGCTGGTTGTTCTCCAGATAGTCGAGGGCCGATGGGCTGAAGAGGTAGGTGTCGGCGAAGAAGGGGGAAGTGGGCTCGACGAGGTTGGAGCCGCCGCACCGCAGGCAGAAGGCCAGCATGGACTCGCGCAGGAACCGGGACACCGTGTCCTCGCCCGAATCCAGCTGCATCATGGCGAGCTTGGCGCTGCACTTCCGGACCGCGAACGACCACGCGTCCGGGGGCTTGAGTCCGATGAAGGCGCGGTAGGCCTCGGTCATGATGGAGGGGGCGTCGCGCTGCCACCGTGCCACCATCTTTTCGATTTCGCCGCTACGGGCGGCCTCGACTTCGGGGTCAATATCGTCCAAGGGGTTTTCTGCCATGTCCACACACTACTCCAGGGTTGGGTTCCTGTCAACTCGGTAGGATATCGACATCGACCCCGACGATTTCGAGCGTCATCTGCGGAAAAGTGGTCACCTGGACGCCGCCCACAGTCTCGACAGTCGGATCTTCCTTGACCGACCGGTCCAGCAGCAGGAACACCTTGCCGCATCCGTCCGGCAGCTTCTGCAGCTGCGGAGCCAAGGCGATGTCCGGGGCCTTCGGATTCGGGGGCCGGTAGAGGCCGGGACCTTTTCCAAAGAGGGGAGCAGTCCGGGAGAGGATCTGCTGGCGGGTGCCGCGCCAAGGGTTTTCGGTTTCCATGGGTCTGTAGAAATCAGCCCCTCACTTCCCACGGGTCCGGGCCAGGATCTGGTTGATAGCGCACAGGCAGGTGCCGCCGTGGTCCCCCTGGTGGCGGTAGCAGGTGTGGACGACCTTTTCGCCGTCGGGAAGGGTGTCATCCGGGTCCCCGAACCAGCGGTGCCAGAGCCGGGCCAGAAAGCCCCGGCGGAGGCGGGTACGGCTGGCGGCGCAGGGGCCACTGTGCCCGGCCTGGCGGGAACAGGTCCAGCTGGGTGGCGGGAGGGTGCAGGGACCGGCGGGCGGGTAGAAGCGGCGCAGGCGCGGGATCGTGGGCCTGGTCGCGGCCATGTCGCCAAAGTCGTGTCCGCACCGGCAGGCGGAGGCGGGTCCGATCATGAGCCCGTCGACCTCGATCTCGCGGCCACAGTTGGGGCAGATTCCGGCCTGCACGAGCAGGACGCGGCGGAAGGCACACTGCCGCTCCAGCTCCAGGGCTACCGCCTCCCAGCTGCGCTCCGTGGCCGGGTCCGCGCTCATTCCGAATCCTCCTCCTCTTCGCGTTCGGCCTCGGAGAAGGCGCGTTCGGTATCCCGGATCCGCTTCACGGCGGCGTTGCGGGCGGACCCGGCGGCAAATACCAGGAACATGGTCGGAACAGCCACGGAAAGGCTGGTGACGGCTATGGCCAGGACTCCGGACAGAACGGTCCCGACCACGAGCAGAGTGGCGGCGCGGGCGTCGGCGTCGTCATCCTCGCGACGCCGCCGGGCGGTCTCCTCGCCATCCTCGTACTGGTAGTCCTCTGGTGTCATTCCCCGATAGAAAGGAGGCGCAGGGGAGAGCGCTCACGCCCCGTGCAGGAGGTCCTCGGCGAGGGGTGAGACGTCCGGCGGGTTGAGGAGGCCGCGCCGGAAGAGCTGCCAGCTTTCGCCCGCGATCCGGACGGCGTTGAACTCGGCATCGGTCGGGAACTTGTGGGCGTACTTCTTCGGCGTCGGCCTGCCCCGGAACTCGTACGCCACCTCCCGCTCCAGCGGCGTCAGCGTGAACGGGGCCACGTGCGCCTTGACGAGGATGTCCGCGATCTGCTCCGAAGTCAGGTGCGGGGCCACGGTGGACTTGAGCCCGCCGCCGTCCGTGTCCTCCAGGTCGGTCATGAAGTCGCGGTAGATACGCGGCTGCTTGGAGTCGATGCCCTCGAAGTAGATGGGCGCTCCCGTGAGCTTGAAGTGCTGGACCAGCAGCGGGAAGATCCACGGTGCCGCCTGCAGCTCCTTCTCGGTCCCCCAGAAGCTCATGGCGTGGAAGCGGCCAAGGACGCCGTTGCGCACGTTCACCCACGCCCGGCCCGCCAGCGACCGCCTCCGCCTCGCGCCCATCCCGGACGGGAGGTCGCCGTCGAAGAGGATGCTCCGCGCCTCCTTAGCGCCCTCGGCATCCAGCCGCCCGTGCAGCTTCGCCTCGTAGTCCTTGAAGTGCTTGCGCTGCCCCGGCAAATCCGCCACCGCCTTGGTAAGGGCATTGAAGATGTAGGTGTGCGGACGCCTGCTGGTGGCGAGGGTGTTGCGGCTGGGGAAACAGAAGGTGTGCGCCTCGGGCCGGTCGAAGTCGAGCGCGGTCATGGCGTCGATCCGCATCCGGTCCGGCGATTCGTTGAAGATGAAGGGCATGTCGTGGAGGAAGGAGAGAAGTGAAAGGAATAGGAACGCCCCGGATCAGACAGAGGGAGCGGTGACGGAATCGGCAGCAGCCCGGACCCGGAGGACGGAGGCAGGAGGAACAACCGAAGCCCGGAGCGAACGCGCAGCCTCGTTCGCCGAGAGGGAGGAAACGAGAGCGGAGAAGAGGAGAGTGGAGGACGTCGTCGGCGGTGTCATCCACACCTATAACACGGCTTGTGCTCTTTGTCAAGCGATGGGTCCCGCGCACGAGGCGGCCATATCCCCTAACAGCTCGTCAGGACAATCACGCCACGCGAACATAGAGCGGCCAAAAAAGAAGACGGTCACATTCAAGCACATTCCGCCGACTCCGTCAATCATCGGCATTCGGACCACCTCGTCTCCAGGTTCGGTCCGGCATTGAAAACCCCATCATGCCGTGATACCTGTACCGGTCCCACATGAAGGGGGAACCATGAGAGAAGTAAACCCCGGAGGGGGTTTAAGTATAAGTTAGGTTGTCAGTTTCCCAAGACATTCATACGTTATAAAGGGATAGCCGACACGTTCCAGTACTTCAAGCTGGTAGTAACGTCCCACACGCGGGCGCACGCCCCCGCCACGCGCCCAGGAAAGGGGGTATGGCATATCCTAGCAGACTCCGACGCCGAAATCCCCGCCTCCTTCGGCTTTGGAGACACGCCCGGACTTGCGTAAATCCTGCGCCCAGTCTATGGGGCGGCCCGGACAACGATACCAAACCGACCTGTTTCCGGACCCGCCTATGATCACTCACGACTACGACGACGCCCCGAACTCTGCTCCCGCCCTCGAAGCCGCTCCCCCGCCCAAGAAGGCGAGGAAGAAGACCACTCCCAAGGCCGCCTACGTCGGCGAGGCCGGACCCGACCACCCGGACTGCATCAAGTGCGGCCTCTTCAAAGGATGCAAGAGTCCCTTCATGGAGAGCATGCACTGGAAGGATGGCGACTGGCGGCTCGGCCCGCCCCCGGACTCCGAGAACTACGTCCTCGTCGTCGGGGACCCGCCGGAGGAGGCAGCGGACAACGAGGGGCTCCTCTACGGCGAGGACCTCAGCTACATCGAGGCCGCCGCCGAGCGCAACGGGTTCCTGGACCAGCTCTGGTATACTCCCGGCGTGCGGTGCCGTCCGATCATGACCACCAAGCGGTCCGAGGGCCACCTGACCAAGCCCGAGATCAAACGGTGCTGGGCCAAGCATATCCTGCCCACCGTCAAGGCCCACCCACCCCGTGCCATCCTCGGGGCCGGGGCTGTTGGAACCTTCGCCACCATGGGGCGCATGGACGCCCAGCGGCTGGAGAACCAGTGGTACATGAACGAAAACGGCATGGCCTACGGTATCCGGTCGGTGTCGACGCTGCTGCTGAACCTCAGCAAGACCAACCAGGAGACTTACCTCAAGGCCTTCCGGTATGCGTTCGAGCACCGGAAGGAGGATATCAGCATCGCCATCGACTATCAGGTTGCCAAGACGCTGGAGGAGGTGGAGGCGTGGTTCGAACCCGTCCTCGCCTACATGGAGGCGAACGCGGACAAGGTCAAGGTCGTCCCGCTGTCGTGGGATACGGAAACCTCGTCCGTGACCGCGCTGTGGAAGAAGCGCGGAATCTTCAAGGTCTGTCTCTGGTCCTTTGACCACCCGGAGGCTACGATGCCGCTCCTCATCCCGACACCGGACTACGTCCATGACCCGCTGTCGGCCCGCGACAACGCGCAGATCATGGAGTTCCTCAGACAGCAGATTATGGAGGTGCGGTCGGTCCGCAAGGTCGGCCATAACAGCCAGTATGACGAAAACGCGGTATTCCAGCACTACGGATGGAACGTCCAGGGATTCATGGCCGATACCCAGATCATGGACTTCCTGCTCGACTCCGAGGAGAAGCGCCACGCCTTGGACTTGCTCTGCTGCCGCTACCTGCCGGAGGTGCCGCGCTACTGGGAAGCCCTCGACAAGTGGAAGGACTCGCTGCCGGGCGAGGTCGACAACCACGGCTACACCCGCGTCCCGAAGGAGATTCTCTACCCCTATGCGGCATGGGACACGCTCACGGTGTCCCGCATCTACGCCCTCCACATGGCGGAGATGGAGCGGCGTTCCGTCATCGGTGAGGAGCAGGTCGGCGGGTGGTTCGTGATGAGCCAGGAGCCGATCTCCTTCAACACCCTGACGGCGGAGGAGTACTGCCTCCACGCCCGCAAGGTCCACCACAACCTCTGCACCCACCTCGAACGCGTCGGCACCCACATCGACGCCCCGCTGGTGGCGATGGTGCGCTCCCATTATTCGAAGATCCGCGAGGACGCGAGGGTGATTCTGGAGGCGGACCCGGACGTCCGGCGATTCGAGGACACCTATCTGCCCGACCACATCAGCAAGTCCGCCCCCGCCTACAAGGCCTTCAAGAAGTTCGGCGAGCGGATGTCCATCAACTGGTCGTCGACTCCGCAGCAGAAGTCCTTCTTCATCGACTTCCTCCAGCTCCCGGTCCTCAAGCGGACCAAGAGCAAGGAACCGTGTCTGGACGCGCCTACCATCGACCAGTATGCGGCCCGTGGCGTGGGCGCGGCGAAGGCGCTCGGCGGCTTCCGCAAGGCCGACAAATTCATGACCTCGTTTCTGGACCCGCTGGAGCCGGGGCCGGGGACGGTCCTGCACGAGGATGGGTGTATTCACCCCGGATACAAGTCCGCCGCCACGTCCACGGGACGCCTGGCATGCGGCGGCGGGTACAACATGCAGGCCATGCCCCGCGACGGCGCGATCAAGAAGATCTTCAACAGCCGCTACCCCGGCGGATGGATCGTCACCCGCGACTATTCCGGGATCGAGGTCCGCATCCTGGCCATCGTCAGCCGCGACCCCACCCTCTGCGCCGCCTTCCGGGAGGGCCGCGATCCCCACTTCGTCACCCAGCAGTTCTTCTTCCGCGAGAAGGCCGACGCCAAGAACAAGACCCAGCGCAGTATCTGCAAACGCGCCCTCTTCGGTCGCCTCTACGGGCAGGGTGACAAGGGACTCTTCGACCTCCTCACCGGCGAGGGCGTGATCTCGGTCGACACCGGCCTCCCCATCACCCTGGAGGAGTGCAAGGCTTTCAACGCCATGATCGACCAGCTCTACCCCGGCGTCGCGGCCTGGGTGGCGCACGCCCACAGCCAGGGCCTGAACTACAAGTTCTGCTGCTCTCCCTTCGGCTTCTACCGGCCCCTCCCGGGAGCGCTCCTCTTCGAGCGACAGCTGGAGCTCAAGCGCACCTTCTCCTTCGACGACCTCCGATACGGAGCCGACGGCAAGACGAAGGACGGCCAGCCCTACCAGTACCATCCCGACAGCAAGGAACGGGTCAAGAAGGCCAGCCGGGACTACCGCCGGATCTCGATGGCGGTGGCCGAGGCCCAGCGCCATTCACAGAACACTCCGATTCAGAGCGCCGCCTCCGACCTCACGGCGTTCGCCGCCTGGATCATCCAGAAGCGGCTGGAAGTGCTGGACCCCCGGTGTATGGTGATCGACGTCGTCCACGACGACATCTGGGTCGACTGCCCGGACGCAAGCCTGGTTCCGGACGTGGTCGCCATCCAGCGCGACGTCATGGACAACCCACGGGACTGGCTGCCTGAGCTCCTGCCCGGATTCGAATGCGACTGGATGGACGTCCCCATCATCGGGGAGTGCGAGCTCGGCCTGAGCCCGAAGGATGCCGTCGGATGCTTCGAGGAGCCGACCCGGGGCCACCCCCTGGATCCGGGGGACATGCAGGGATCGCTCATCATGATGATGGGCAAGGACTACGTCGACCCATATGGCCTGGTGTCCACCAGCCCCCACCCCAAGGCGGAGGACAAGGTCCTCGTGCCGTTCTTGGAGAATCAGCAACAGATCCGCCGATATCTGGAGGTCCGCAGACTGGAACTGTGATACTGTGTCACATAAACGTCCGCTTGACAAAACCCTGCACGAGTGTTACGCTTGCATATGAGACTACCCCGACCCCTCGCCCTCCTCACCGCGATCTTCGGATCGCGAAAACAAGCCGACGACGACCAGACGCCCGCATATCTTCTGGAGCATGCCCGCCTTGTCGGAGACGAAAGCGACTACGCCACCTTGCCTCCGGATGTCGCCAGCACTACGTCCTTCACCGCAGCCGAGAAGGGGGCGTTCTACGCCGCCCGCCAGCTCCTGCGCTGGTTGCCCACCTTCGGACCCAGCGGATGCTGGTTGCAGACCACGGCGGACCGGGTCACGGCCTTGGGCCTCAATTGTACCAAGCAGTACGTCGACCAAGTTCTGTGGCCGCGTGATCCGAAGCGCATCTTCTCAACCCGTACCTCCACCTACAAGGCCATCTGGTCCGAACTCGCCAAGCTCGTTGAGGAGCGCCTCAACACCGACCCCGCACTCATGGCTTATTCCCTCCTCCTGGAGAAGCTGGACCGGGGTGATGCGGTCTGGGTTCGTAACATGAAAATGGGCCGTCTCGGCCTCCTGGAGAGCAAATGCGTCGCCGAGGGTCTCGTCGTTCACGCTTACGCCCAGAGCACTAAGACTCCTCACGACTATCTCTTCGTCGCCGCCCCCAAGCCGGAGGGCGGAAGGTGGATTTCGGGAGCGGGCCGCCTGACCGTCGAGGACATCCGGGACGACATTCTCACCCGTGTCGCCGCCGAGCACCCCGTGGTCGAGCTTATCAGCTGGCCGAGGGCGCACGTGGATACGTTCTTCCCTAACGCGGTACATGTCGAGCGCCTAGGCCGACATCACTACATGGTAGAACTTGAGGCAGCCTGATGTGATGCCGGTGTCCGGGTGATTTCTTGGCTTCCATGGCCATCAAAAGCAATCTGGACACCGGCACTATCAGCTCACACACCCGGGAATTTCGTCTCCCGTCTGGTGGGATCCTATACCGTACCAAGCACAGGGACTTCCCCGAGACCGTCATCGTCGAGCCCTTCTCCTACTCCATCGAGGGGATCATGGCCACGAACCTCCACTTCTACGCGAAGCTTCAGATGGTGGCGGAGCGCGTGACCAAGAACTTCCCCGTGAAGTTCGACTTCTCCAATCTCCTGACGGCGGACCTTGTCGTCATCCTGACCCTCGCCAGGGGCCTTACCTACGGCGAGGTGTACCACTTTTCGTCCACCTGCCCATCATGCGACGCCCTGGAGAAGCACTCGGTCAAGATCCCAGACGAGCTGCCGGTCAAGAACTGGAACTACAAGAACGTTGCCGAGCTCATGGCGGCCTCGGTCATCGACCTTCCCCATATCCGCGATAAAGTGGCACTCCGGTTCCTTACGCTGGCCGAGGAGAAGGAGATGACGGAGTCCACCGCCGCCGTCCGCAAGCAAATGTCGGAGGAGGCGGCTGCCACCGGCGGGTATGGTGACCTGAAGATCCTGCGCGTCGCCAAGCGGATCGACGCCGTGAACGGCGGTAAGCCTGACAGCATCAGCGAGGCCATTGCTTACGTCAAGCGCATCAACGGACCCGACATGGTAGCCCTCGACGAGGGGATGAACGCCGCCGAGTGCGGCATCGACTTTGCTTACGACATCCAGTGCCCCAAGTGCCATCACCAATACAGACACCGGGTGCCAATGGCGATGGACTTTTTTCGTCGATGGTCTTGATGACGATTCGACGGGGCGGGTGCCGAAGCAGGCGCTTCTGGAGCGCCACGCCAGCCACCGCGATCTCGCGGTTGCGGCGGCCACTCACAGCCACTCACCGATCGAGTACTTCTACAACCTCCCTATCCCGGAACTGGTGAAGATCTGGGAGGCTATCGTGAGCGCCGCCGAGAAGAGGTCGAAGTAGCGTCACGATAGGAGCTGTATCCATAGTCCGACCCTTGGAAGAAGGGTCTGGATTCGATCCGGCGGGCGGGCTGGAAACATCTGGCGGTGTGATAGCCGGAGCTGTAGTATGGCTGCTGGTCCGGGAACGACCACGCCCAGGGGGATTCAAAGTTGTCCGTGGACCGGAGATAGCTATAACTGGACGAGGACGGTGTCGACCGGATATGGATGCCCGGGGGTATGGGGCCATGGTCGATCACGGTCACAGGGTTCGGGCCGTCGTATGGTAGCACAGGCGGAGCCGGAGGAATGGGGGAGATATATGGCTCGGTATATCCGGCGCAGGAGGCGAGCAGGAGCGATAGCAGAGCGAGAGCTTTCATTTTACAGATTGGGCAGAGTGAGGACGCGGAAATCGCGGAACCAAGTCTTGAGGTCGGAGCCGTATTTGGTGCCGGTGTCGTATGGGTTAACGAGGGAGAGATAGCTGCTGATCTCATCGATCACGCGGAGCGCCCCAGGTCCGCCGCCGAAGCCGGAGCGCAGTGTCTTGACCTGGGTGCCGACCGGAGGAAGGTTGCCGCCGAAGCGCTCCCAGTTCTCCCTCGCCGCCGCGTACCACACCAGCCAATGGAGGCCGCTGCAGTGGTGAGTGGTGCTAGTGTCAGTGTCGAGGAGCACGAAGTCCTCGAAGCTCATGAACTCATGGTCCATGATTGGATAGGAATAGGGCGGGGGAGAGACGAGTTCGGCCAAGGTGAATGGGAAGAAGCGGACCTCGTCACGCAGGGGCCAGCGGATCAGGATAGCCTCAAGGTGATGGTCGACCAGGACTTTGTACTCAGTGCCAATGCCGTTCAGGCAGGCAGGGTCGGCTTTGAGCACCATCGCGAGGCGGGCACCATTCCAGATCCTGAAGGCGGGGTCAGTGGGCGGGAGTTCGGGCTTGGACATGGATAACTATAACATAACTCCGCGTTCTTGTCAAGTCCTATTGTCTTAGATCAGCGGTCCTGTGGGTGCCGGGGCTGATCCGGGTACAAACACATCGGTGGTCGGAGCCGGGAACGGCATGAAGCCCTCCAGTTCCGTAGACACGGCGTCGCCCGCTGCCGCGATCTGCATATTCTGTGCCCAGACCGATCCCGGAACGATGGAGACCACCGGGGACGGGCCTGGCATGGTGGTGTCGCTGCCGAGCACGACCACGGGAAAGCCGTTGGCGAAGACGCTGGGAGCCCCGTTGGTGGCGAACATCTGCGGGTTCAGGACCGGCGACAGCCCAGACACCAGCGGCTCCGCTGGATCGATGTCCTGGCGTACCAACGGCCTCATTTGAAGCGCACCTCCGCAATCTGCAGCTCGACCGTGTACTCCGCGACGGTGCCATCGTCCTCGCGGCTCATGCCGGTAAGGGTGATGTCTGCAGGCCAGCAGTCCGTGAGTTTGGCCCGATACACCTCCACGGGCTCGGAGCAGGCATTACCTCCCGACGCGTAGAGAACGACCGAGAGCTGGCCCACGATCTCGGAGTAGAGGCCGAAGGAGTCAGTGCCGGTGGAGTACACGCGGTCCATCCACGCCTGCCACCACGCCAAGGTGGAACTGTTGCTGTAGAGCTGGAACCCGAAGGTACCAGTGACGCCCTCCCGGTAGCTGGGAATCTGCAGGATCGAGTTTACGCCAGTGATGCTGGTCGACCCCACGCGGCTGCTGAGCGCGGGGATGTCCCTGACGGAGAATTGCTCGTCCGTGGGCATGGCTCCAACTGGAGACGATCCGCACTCCAGGGTGAACCAGCTCTTGCGGACGGGTTCGTGACTGAGCAGGAAGGTGTCGTTTTGCTTGAGTGGCATCAGTGTGGGTCCAGCCGTAGTTCGGCATCGTAGAAGGCGGCAAGGTCCTTCATCGTGCGCATTTGGGAAGCGGGAATGTTCGGGTTTGTGTCGGGAGTCCAGTCCGGGTGGCGTCGGCGGTACCACATAATGCGCTTTCCGCCGGGGACGGGGACAGAGGCGATGCCGATCCACCCGCGCTGATAGGCGTCCCCGGACGGTGGGCCATCGTTGTACCCCAGGATATCCCCGGCGACCCGGCTGTGGCCGGACGCGGTATATACCGGATAGACGTCGGAGTTCGGGGTTACCCAGAATCCGTAAGGGCAATGCTCCGGAAGGTCATCGAACCGGGTGGCCTCCAACAGGGCGATGATGGTGGCGGCGTGCATCATGCGAAGGTGACGGGGACGACGGGCAGGACACCCACAAACCCGTTGCGGGAGAGGGCGGGGTTGTAGGTGCTACGGGCGATGAGAAGGTTGTCCGCCGGGACGGTACCGACCAGGAGGCGGGCGACGCGGTCCCCACCCAGGCTGGCGATGCCCTCGATGCCGACGTACTGTCCGATGTCGAATCCGTCGGGGTCGAGCACCTGCAGGGCGACGGCGTTGCGGCTCGTGATTGTGCCCGTGGTCGCGGTTGCAGTGTAGGTGACGTTGAGGGTGATAGTGCCGCTGGTCTTGGACACCACAGTCCTGGCTCCGTCGTAGAGGCTGGTGCCGGTGACGTCGACGATGTCGCCGACGTTGTACCCGGAGGTGTGGGGGACGGTGAAGACGGTATTGCCACTGCTGGCGGCGGCTCCGGTGACGTTGGTGGCGTAGAGAGTGGTGTCGACGGCAATGGAATCGTAGCCGCCGTTCACATGGCCATGGAGCTCACCGGCGGATAGGACGTGAATGTAAACGGTGCGGGCTCCACCGCTGTTGGTGAGCAGCACCTTCATCCGGCCACCAGTGGTGGACCGCACGATCTTGAACGCGTCACCGCCAGGGTGGACCTCATCCCCCTTGACTACCGAGATGTCGAGATCGGAGACCATGGTCCATGGGTCGGAGGGGCTGGCGGTGACAATGATGCCCGCCGTCCGGGTCTTGCCGCCGAGGCTGGGGCGGACGACCCCGTTCATCTGCCCGGCGTCGGTGGAGGTGAAGGCATGGGCGGCAAGGACGAGGTTGCCGTCGATGGAGTCGACCACATAGTCGTCGACGTAACCGGAGGCGGTGCCGGAGACGATGAACTGATCCCCCGGAGACCAAAGACCAGCCTCGTCGGCGGAGCCGGTGTCGAAGCCGATAAGGCCGCCGCCCTCGTCCGAAATGGCGCTGAATCCGGAGGAATGGCTATAATAATCGAGGATGTCGAACTCCACCGCCTTGTCGGAGCCGACCGTGGTCACGGCGTTGAGCTCGACCGTGAAGGTGCTGAGGCTCGGGGCCGACCTGCCGATCACAGACCAGACTCCACCATCCGGCAGGAGGGTGATCGTCTCCTGGTTCTGGGATAGGACGTAGAAGGAGGACCTGCCGTCGAGACCGGGCAGGACGAGGTAAACCGGAGCGTTTGGAGACGCCCCGACTTTACGCACGGTCACGGGCAGGGCGGGATAGGTGTTCGGGTCGCCAAACCGCAGGAGGACGGCAGTGGAGCCACTGTTGGCGTAAATCCTGCCGTCTCCCGGAAGCACGGTGTAGTCGGCGTTCGGGCGGCGCTCGGTTCCAATGATGCATACCGTCTTCCCGGCGTACACCACGGAACCGCGTTCAGGAGAGTAGGCGAGACCAGTCTTGGCCGCTGCCGCGAGATCGGGGATAGTGAGCAGGGAGAGTTCGCCCGTGAGCGGGTTCGCGGCCCCGGCGGCGACGGGGAGCAGTCCGTGGGTGCCGGTAATGGCCCCGGTCATGACACCACCAGCCTTTGGCAGGGAGTCGGTACGGATGGCGTCGGCGTAGGTCTTGGTCGCGGGATGGAGGCCGATGGTGGGCGCTCCGGACAGGACGATGGGTCCGGTCATGGTACCACCGGCCCGCTGCAGGGCATCGAGGCCGGAGGCGGTCAGGTAGGCGAGCGGGACGAGGTCTCCGGGATTGGTCGGGATGGTGCCGATGGGGACGGAGACCTTTCCGGTGAAGGTCCGGGAGGCGGACACCTGGGAATCGACGTAGGATTTGGACGCGGCATGGTTGACGGCGGTGGGAGCGACGACGCCAAGCGGACCAGTAAGGGTGCCGCCAGTAAGGGAAAGTTTGGTGTCCGCATAAGCTTTGGTAGCAGGGTGGAGGGGGGCCGATGGAGCCCCGGCTAGGACGATATCACCCGTCATGGTACCGCCAGCAAGGGGGAGGCGGAGGTCGGCATAGGCCTTGGTGGCGGCATGGAGCGCGTTCACGGGAGCCCCGGAGAGCGTCAGGAGCCCGCTCATGGTGTCGCCGGACTTGGCAACGAATCCAGTACCGAGCTTGTTGTCGACGTATACCTTGGTAGCGGCGTCGAGGTCGTTGACGGGGTCGGCATGGAGCCGGATGAAGCCGGTCATGGTCCCACCAGCTTTGGGAAGCATGAGATCCGCGTATTGCTTGGTCGCGGCTCCGAGGGCGGTGGAGGGGTTGGCGGCGAGAATCAGGGGGCCGGTAAGGGTGCCTCCCGCGAGGGGAAGCTTGGCACCCAGGGCCGTGGTCAGGCCGGTGATCTTGGCCATCCCGATCTCGTTTACCTGGGCATCGTTGATGAGGGTGGCCTTGAAGCCGCCGGTGACGGTGTCGTCCCGGGCGATCAGCTGCCCGTTGGTCATGGTGGTGATGTCGACCCCGAAGAGGACGTTGGTGCTCAGGATTGAGTACACGTCCCAGTACGGGTTCCCGACCGAGGGCACCGTGACGCCGGAGTGATCCTCAAGGGAGACCCAAGTGAATCCGCCGAAGGCGACCACGAAGCCGACGGGATACCGGGTGCCGGTGGACCAGTTCCCAGCCCAGACGAGGGACTTGCCGAACGCCTGCTGGGTAAGGTTGTCGACGGGCTGGAATGTAGTGCCGGACACGACCCGGATCTGCTTTGACCGGATCAGACCGTTGGTGGCGGGTGACAGTTCGTCGGCCTCCAGGTCCGAGGCCTTGCGCGGAGGTAAGAGGAACTGCTGCTCGACACCGTTGATGAAGAAGTAGACCGGGAGAGGCTGGTCGGATAGGCTGAGGAGTCGGTAGGTCACGGAGATAACTACCGGCCCGCGCCGTGGCCGAATATGGAGAAGGCCAGCTTCGCGGGCTGGCCTTCTCCGACGTCAGACTGTTACCGCTATGAAACGGCGGCAGCGAACACCTGGATGAACTCCTCGCTACCCCTCTCGATCTGGATGACGACGCCATCATCAGTGAGGATGCCCTCGTACTCCTCGTCGAGGCCGATCTCGCCACCTTCGCCGTCGTCCCGGCTGCCGGTGGTGTCGATGTGGTTCAGATTCTGTACCGGACCGAACTCGGCCACGAGCGCCGCTACCACGGGACCGAAGTCGACGCCAGGGTCGGCGCTCAGAGTGACGTACGATCCGTCAGCGCCATGGTCCTCGTCCATCAAGTATTCGACGCCAGCGGCAGCGGCGATTTCGTGTACCCGCTCGGCGGTACGGATCACGGGATCACCGCTCGCAGCCGGGCCGGGAGCCGGGGTGGGGGCCGTGGCCGGGGCCGTGGTGGGTTCGAGGGGGATGCCCTCGACAATGGAGATCAATCTGGATTGGGTAGTCATAAGACGTTAGATGTTGAATAGGTGGGTGGCTTAGGCCGGGTCGAGCCCGTCGTCTTCGAAGATCTTCCCGTCCTCGCCGATGGAGGCATCGGCGTCCAACCAGCTCTGGATTTGTTCCGGGCTGTTGCCGTTGGCGGTGGCGTAGGCGTTGAAGATGCTGAGGAAGAGGTTGTCGACGGTGTCCTGGTCCAGTTCGTGGTCGCCGAGCCATCCAGTCGATGCCCACCCGTCCTCCGAGGTGATTTTGCCAGCGACTCCGTCCTTGACGATGTCGATGTCGTATTGGCAGTTCCCGCCTTCGATCTGGCCGACCAGCTTCAGGACCGACCACTGCACGTCGCCAGCGGTGCCGGTCGTGACTGCGGAGCCAGGACCAGGGGCGGAGGCTTCGAGGGGGATACCTTCAACGATGGAGACCAGTTTCGACGGAGTGGTCATGCGAGGATGGTTGGATAGGAGTTGGCTCCGATGGCAACCTTTGTGTACCACATGAGGCCGATGTTGGCCTGCAGGGTTCCGTAGGCCATGATCCGCAGGAAGGAGAAGTCGTTCGCGAGTTTCAGGGTATGGGCGGACTCGGGTCCGATGACGAAGTTGGTCTGGGTGCCGGATGGGGCAATGGGCAAGGCTTTGTCCACCCAGGTCTCCCCGTCCGAAGAGGTCTGGATCTTGTAGGTCATGGAGTTGGCCGCGTGCTCGTTCTCCATGACAATGGTGAGGGAGGAGTCGAGGGCGCTGCCGCCAATGAAACGGAGGATCTCTCCGGAGGTGGAGGGGATTTCCTTGTGGAGGTTGCGGGTGGTGATCATTTCCGCATAAGTAGCGCCTCGTTGCCGTACCGGTCAACTTCTGAGACGTACCCACGCTTGAGGACGACAGCGTTCGCATGCTCCATGACGGCTATCTGGTCCCGGACTTCCTTCACCCGGGAGTCGAGATTAGTCTTCCACCGGGCGGGATCGGACCCCTCGGCAATGAAGTCGCGGCGGTCAGCGTCATACATGGCCAACTGTTTGTGCAGTTCCTGGACGATGCCAGCCCGCTCCGCCACAAGGGCGGCGACGGCCTCCACTGAATATCGGTCGGGGCGGGGCACCATACGTGGGAACACAATTGGGAGCACCGCCGGGATCAGGATGGCGAGAGCCATGAGGCGCTGGAAATGGACTCCGGACCAGAGGGGTCTGGTGAGGACTGCCCCCGATGCGTCTGCAGGTGAGGTGTTGTAGGATTCGAGGACGACGTGGAAAGTATAGAAGACAGCGGCGATGGCGAGAATGGCGAGCGGTACCGGATGCCGGTCACCTTGTAGGGACATGAGGACGAAGGAGAGTTTCCACCCCACCCACCCAAGGGCGGCGAGGAGCGCAGTCCTGCCGAGAGTGAGACCGAAGACGAGCCGGAGGAGGACGAAAATGATACCGACCTGAATGGATTGCATCCGATATTCGGCCTGTCCAGCTTGGAATGATTTCTGAAATGATTTCAGCGGGGCGTTGGTGTTCGTATCCATGCCTGCAATATAACACAGATTAGTATTCTTGTCAAGATGCCCATCCTCTCCCTACCCCCGGGGTATGACCAGACCACTGCTGATACTATCCCATATTGGCGTGAGACGTTAGAGGATATGGGCGTCCATACCGAGGGCTGCACCCCGGAGGAGATCATTCTGCTGATCCAGATGATGGATGAGTACGCTGCCAACGGCGCATCCCCCACCCTCGACCGCCTTGTGGAGGCCGATTATTTCAGGCCTCCGCCGACGATCGAGGAGTTCTGCGAGGATGAATTCTGGCTCGGGGCCACCCTCCGCCGGGATGATAGCATGGACCAGAAGGGGCTCTTCCCACGGTGGCGCGAGGAGCTATACAAGGTCTTCCAGCCCGGTCGCCAGGTCAACCAGATCATCATCACCGGGGCTATCGGCCTCGGCAAGACCATGGTGGCCTCCATCGCTATGCTGTACCGGTTGGCGAAACTGCTGTGCATGCGCGACCCGATCCGTTACTACGGTCTGGCCCGGATCTCGCGCCTGGTTATGAGCTGCTTTTCGGTCACCAAGGACCAAGTCATGGGGGGTGCGTTCCTGGACATGCAGATGCTCATGGGGACATCCCCCTTCTTCAACGAGATCATGCCAGTGGGGGATAAACGGTTCACGGACCAGATCATACGGTTCCCCAACCAAGTGCAGCTGAAGGCGGGCTCGCGGCTGCACCAAGCGTTAGGTGGGAACGTCCTCTGCACCCTCATTGACGAAATCAACTTCCGTCTGGAGAAGGACGCCGCCAACGCCGCCAAGTCCCTCGTCAACGGCCTTGAACGCCGCCAGGAGTCCCGCTTCAAGCAGCATATGGATACGCTGATGATCCTGATATCCTCCGCCAAGGATCAAGTGGACTTCCTGACCCAGCACATCGAGAAGAACCGCAACAATCCGAAGGTTGTGATCTGGGACTTCCCGCTCTGGGACATCCGGGGTGGCGTCACTATCCATTATTCCGGGCGGCGTTTCCTCGTCGACACCGGCGACAACATCAACCCAGCCTCCATTATCGCGTGCGGCGATTTCCGGGACCGGGAGAAGGCAGGCGAGCTAGGGGATGAGGAACGGCAACTGGCCAGCCTCGTGGCCTCCTCACCGGCCAAACGTTTCGTCTGGGTACCGGAGGAGCACCGGGAATCCTTCGACGCCGACCTCGAAGCCTCCATCCGCGACATTGCGGGTTTGGCCACGGGTCGGATGGCGAAGTTCTTCAACGACCACATGCGGATCTTCAACATGATTCGCGACGGCATCCACAATCCGTTTGCCAGCCACACCCTGAAACTCTCGGTCGACTCCACCCACTACGTCCACGACGCCCTGGCGGAGCGGGGTCGACGCCTGGTGCGGTCGATGGGGAACGCCTGGGTGCCGAAGAGGCACCAGCATTCGCCACGGTATATCCACATCGACGTCTCCACCGGCATCGACGCCCTCGGCATCGTGTGCGTCCATCCCATCTACCTAACGGAGGTCAAGCGGCTCAAGCTGGCGGAGCAGGAGTCGGAGGTATCCATGAGGCCAGTATACGAGCTCGACTTCGCCCTGCGCATCGTCCGGGAGCATCCCGGCCGTGAAATTGACTTCGGCAAAATCCGGGCCTTCATCCAATGGCTCAAGGACCATGGTTTCATCATCCGTTTCGTCTCCTGCGACCTCCGGCAGCTCTCGATGGAGATGAGAAGCATCCTATCAAAGATGGGATTCGAATCCCCCTACCTCTCGGTCGACATCAAGCGCGCCCCGTACGACACCCTCAAGCAGGTGGTGGTGGAAAAACGCCTCCACATCCACCCCCACGACGTCCTCTGCTTGGAGCTGGTAAACCTGGACGATAACACCCTCAAAATCGACCACCCTGATACCTTCGACGTGCCGTGGCGTAAGTCCACCTTCGGATTCGTGAAGGGCAGCAAGGACTTGGCGGACGGACTGGCGGGGGCGGTTTACCTGGCCGAGACCGACCGGGAACACTCCAGCGTCCCGATGTTCAACCCTGATGAGCCCAAAGGGTCCACCACCAGGGCCGCCGGTCAGCCTTTCATCGACGAGGAACCGCGCCCGGACTACATTCCGACGTACTAGAGTACAAACTACTTATACGCATGGCTGGTCGCAAGCATTTTCAGTTCGCAGGTACTCTACACGCCGCCCCCGGCGACGACAGTACCCCTTCCCTTATCGTCCAGGCCAACCATCCGCAGACCCTGGATGTCACTTTCCGGGTCAAGAATCTGTCTGCGTTTCCGGTGGCCTTCCGGTTCCTTAAGAGCCAGACCGGTTCCCTGATCGTCTCCACCGACCCTCCCACCCGTGGATCTTGGGCAGCCCAGTCCGGACCCTACACCATCGCCAAGGACGGGGAGCTCACTTTCAACGTCACCACAGTCGCCCAGCGTATCGCCATATCAGTGGACGAGGACGGCCAGCCCGTCTGCTCCCTGTCCGTCTCCGGATACTCCTATCAGGATGTGAACGTCTTCAACGGCATCCTCGACGCCGTCGTCGAGGCGGGTGGCGTGGCGGTCGACCAAGGCGGCGAGGAGAATTTCGTATACGCCGTCGACAACCAACAGGTTCCTATTTTCCCATGAACAGCCCCCTCACTGCCATCCTCCTCGGAGAATCTCCGGTCCGCACCGCCCCATCCCGCCCGGTGGCTGCCCGGCCCGCCGCCCGCGTCGCCACCCCTGTCCGTGGGCTCCGTCCCGTCTCCACGCCTCCCCTGCGCGAGCGCCGGATCGGCCTGCGCCGCACCCTCTCCGAAGCCGTCGCCGCCCGCGATACCGTCGTCCTCACCTATCAGGAGGCACGGGCCGTCCTGCGGATGTTCGAGGAACTGGAGGCCGACCCCTTCATCCCGTCCGATGGCAAAATCGACCAGCAGGACCTCGGTAACCTCGGCATCGACACCGATGTCACTGGAGGCTCCGGGCCGGGCACGACCCAACGCGCCCCCGCCACCAACGACGCCAATGCCAACCTCCTGTCTCCTTCCCTCGCGGTCATGGCTCCCGAAGCCACCCCGAACGAGGACGACGCTCCCCCTCCCGAAATCGCGGACGCCCTCCAAGCCTTCGACGACGGCCCGGAGGAGGATCCCGCTGTTGCCGGTCTCAAGAATGACCGGGGTGAGTACGACCTCGACAGTGTCCTTGCCCTCGCCCGTGGCAAGGGAGTGCCGGAGAATGACGGTGCCCTCCCCAGCGTCCGCCGTGAACGCGGAGCCGCTCCCGCTGCCCCCGTGGTCCAGGAGAGCGCCCCCGAACCCACCCCCGAAACCGGAGGTTGGATGGACGCCCTGAGTAACCTCAAGCAGGGCCGCCGCATCGTCGAGACCACCAAGCGTGAAAAGGCTCAGGCCGCCCGGGCCAAGAAGGGAATTGCCTGATCCGGTATCCCGTGGTAACGGGCGGAATCTATGACCGCCACCACTCCGAACCGTAATTTCCACGTACTCGTCGACCTCCTCGCAGGCAGCTGCGGCAAGGGGGCCATCAGCCCCCGGATGGCCGAGATCCTGGACGTCACCCACGTCTCGTCCCACAACCTCCCGAACGCCGGGCACACTGCCGTCTTCGGCCACGGCCCCGACGCCGTCAAGTTCGTCTCCAAGGCAATTCCGACCCCGATGATCCTGAAGCGGGTGGCGGACCGGCCCATGACCGGGTTCGTCTCCCCCGGTTCCGGTTTCAACCCGCTGCAGCTCATCAAGGAATGGGACCAGTGTGGTCGCCCCGACCTCGTCATCCACGACCGCGCCGTCCTCGTGCTTCCGGAGCACGCTGCCGCCGAACGCGACGGTAGCCTGAGCACCAAGCATCTGGCGTCTACCATGCAGGGATCGGCGGTGGCCTCGATGGGCAAGATGATGCGGCTCCCGGACTGCAAACTCGCCCGCGACCTGCCGGAAGTGACGGGGACCCTGGTGTCCTCCCTCGGAGACGACGCCGCCAGGATGGACATCCTCGCCGCCGAATTCTTCGACCGAGCCCGGATCGTCTCCGGCCCTCTCTTCCGCGACCTCACCTTCTCCGCCCTCTGCGGTACCGGGATCGTGCATGAGGGCAGCCAGGGATATGCCCTCTCCCTGAACCACGGGCTGGAGTGGCCCTACACCACTTCCCGCGACTGCGACACCGCGACCGCGTGCTCGTACATGGCAGTGCCGCCTCAGCGGGTCGGGGAGGTCTGGGGCGTGATCCGGGCCGGGCACATGATCCGGGTCGGAAACGTGGTCGAGAACGGGGTTGTCAAGGGCGTCTCCGGAGGCGGATACCCGGACCAGGAGGAGACCACCTGGGCTGCGGTCGCGGCACGTGCGAACATGCCGGTGGAGGTAGCCAAGGCCTTGGTGTCCAAGGAGCTGACCACGGTCACGGGACGGCTCCGCCGCGTCTTCACCGAATCCCGCATCGGTCTGGAGGATGCCGTCCGTACCTGTGGTGTCACGCGCCTGGTCGTCAACTTCGTCTCCTACCTCGACTGGAGCGACCACGGCAAGACCGACTTCACGGCCCTGAGCACGAAGACTCGCGAGTACATCGACCGGCTGGAGGACGCCCACCAGGTCCCGGTCTCCATGGTTGGCACCGGAGCTGAGCACGGGGAATTCATCTGGCGGAGCTAACATGTGCTATCTAAACGATCTCATCGGTATGACCGCAAGGGGGTACAGTGCCCGGTCGGCCTATACAGTCCGGGGATGGTACCTAGATTCCAGCGGGTGCTTGAAGACATACGGGACTGGAGTTAGTGAGGAGAGCTTTGTAGACCTGACAACATACGGATCAGAGTAGGCCACTGGCGCTGCGTTCCACCAACCCCGGTCCGGACTTCGTCCTGGCCGGGGTTTTCCTTTTTGGTTTTGGCCTGTCATCCGTGGGGCGCTGGGACGGGATCAGCGCCGCCGCCATGCGGGAGCACAGGATGTTGGCGTCCCGCATCAGGGACGCCGTGAGGTCGTGCTCGTGCGAGCGATCGGGGTCGAGTGAGTCCGCGTTGGCTCCGTAGAAGTTGACAAGGCTGGTGGCATGGTTCTGCAGCACCGTGAACTGCTCCGCGTCGACGCGGAGCTCCGCCTGGAGGTCGGACCAGAAGGCTGCTTCGGCCTGGTTCCGGGCTGCATATGCCTTGTTGTTCCACTCCGCCCGTGCGGTGACGGAAGCCGGATCCTCGACCTTCTCGATGATCGAGGACCGGGACTGGGCGTCGGACATGGAATCGTGGGTCTGGGCCATCCCGTTGAGGAGGGAGTGGTATTTGAAGACCTTGCCGGGGCAGGGAGTCGCCGGATATCCGGCTTTTTTCAGGTACTGAGAGTATGAGTTCATAGGTGGTATTGGGTGGTGATGAAGTTGACGACCTTTTCGCAGGTCTCGGCGTCGAATTGCCCGATGTGGGTGTCCTCGACCTTGAGTCCGAGGTGGGCGGCGAGCCCGGCATATAGCTGGGTCCGCGCCCGCCGACGCTCCTGCTCCGTGGGCCGATCCTTCCAGAGCGGATCGAAGAAGCTGTGAGCCCGCTGCCGGGCGGCCCGGAGAGCGGCGTTGGCCAGGGTGCCGAGCGGGGTCTCGGTGCCGGGATGGCAGCCGACGTGGGCGTCGCAGTCCTGGCACCACCACCGGGGACCGCCGTAGGTCCTGCCGTAGACGTCAGCCGAGGGCACGAGCCGGGCGAGCCGGTTGCAATAACTGCAGAGGACGGGCAGGCTGTCGAAGGCGCTCACGGGAGAGTTGGAGTGGGGCCTTGTGCACGCATGGCCTGACCGTTCGGACAGATGCACCAGTTGAGGCGACCGGACCTGACACCCGCCGCGCTGACGGCGGTAAAGCGGGTGTCGATGGTGCCGCTGTTACCGCAAAGGGAGCAGAGGTCGTTGTGGATGTAGTGGTCGAGCCAATACTTGGTGATTTTGCTAGGCTTAGACATGGGAGAGGAGGGCTTTGGAGTGGGCGAGGCAGATCCCGGTGACGATGGTCAGGCGGTTGGCGAAAGCTTCATTATGGCTCATTTCGCCGAGGGAGTGGACGAACTCGTGGATGGCGTCGGAGAGCAGCTGGAAGCGGTCGGCCTTGGTCGGGAAGCGCTTTTTGAAGATAGTCTGCTTCTTCCCATTGGTCTCGGTCTCGACGATCCGGACCGGGTTGATGTAGAAGATGCGACGCTTGCGGTCCCACATCGCGTCCACGTCCTTGGAGAAGACGAACCCGATCGAGAACTCGCCAGCCACCCCGTTGATGCCGTGGACCTTGATGAGGGTCTCGATCCAGAACGTGGCGATCTTGAGGCAGTATTTGCCCATGCCGATCGGGGTGAACCAGTCCGGCACCTTCTCCCCGGTGTTGTTGGCGGTGTAGAAATGGTAGCCGATCTTGTGGGCGTGGCCACCGGACTCGACCACGGCGTCGGTGTGGAGGAGATCGGCCTCGGCGTTGGCCGCCAGGATGTGCGGGGCGACGTCGGCATTGAGCTCGCCGACGCTCACCGTGACCTCGTGGGGTTCGACCGGCTCTTTCTCCTTCACCACGGTCCGGGCGGCGAGGCTGGAACCCAAGAGCAGCTGGGTTGTGGTGACGGCGGGCTCTCCCTGCTGCTCCTCGGATTCCTCGATCACGTCGGTCTTGCTAGCTTCGTAGGCGGCGGCCAGCATTTCCTGCTGGACGAAGACCCTGACCTTGTTGCCGTGCCATTCCCGGATCTGCCACTTGGTCTTGAGGGCGTCGAGACGGGATTGGGAGAGCTTGCGGAGGAAATTGTCGAACTCGTAGTAGTATGGCCAGACCATGGCGTCGCGGTTCGAGGTCAGGACCGTGGTCGAGGGCTTGGTGATCTCCACGATCACGGTGTCGGCACCCTCCATCCGAGAGAACATCGGGATCCCCTGGACGCGGACCACGACCATGCCGGTCATCGCCATCGGGTCCGGAGTCGATGCTGGGTCGATGAGGTGGACGGTGCCCCAGTCATACTCGCAGGAGGCAGGACCGGCTTTATAGTTCGTGGTCTGGCGGACGCCGTTATAGAAGACGGAGCCGTCCCATTCGCAGAGGGAGAGGAACTTCCGGATGTGATAGTCGATTCCGGCGAAGGCATCAGTGAGGACGAGGCGGGTCCGGGTTCCAGAGTGGTTGTGGCCCTCGGTGAAGCCGTAGTTTCCGCCGACTCCGACGACCGTGAACTCACCGGTTTCGATCTCCCAGGATTCCTGGCACATTACTAGCTCCTTCGCCCGACCGAAACCGCCGACGCTGCCGGTATTGGCCTTGGCGGAACCACCGAGAGCTAGGAACTTGTCGAAGAGGATCTCGCGGCTCATTGGCTCGCCATTGTTGGTGACGGTGAGGACGTAAATCGGAAAGCCTTCGCTATTCGTTTCCAGCTTGTGCTCGACTTCGATGCAAGTGCACCCGGGGGCGTCTTTCCCGTTCTGGACCATTTCCCGGATCAATGCCCAGCCAGGTTCGGCATAGTCACGTGTGGCGTGAGCAAAAAACTCGGGCGCTATCGTGACGGATTGGTTGTTCTGGATGCTCATGCCGACATTATAACACAGGGTTGTGCTTCTGTCAAGTACCCTATCCCTCAGCCGGTAGCCAATTCCGTCTACTCCGCGGTCACGGCGACGGGCTGATCTTGGCTGTCCTGCCCATAGTGCTTCCGCACCATCATATCCAGGGTGTTTTGTGCCCAGAGCTTCCCACTCTCGTCCTTCTCATACCCATTCATCGTGCCAGTTTCCTTGTAAACCGGACCCTTTGGATCGCTTAGTTCCACCGTCATATGCGGACCCTTGATGAAAGCGTACGCATACTTGTCGGAGAAGTGTGCCGTACCTGCAAGGCCCGTTAATGTCCTTACCCACTGAAATTGCCCATCGGCTTCGGGTTTTGATGTCTGCGCCGGGACCGGTCCCGATGGCTCTGGTTGCGCGAAGCTGTCAGCCTCGGCCCCGGAGACGGACTGGACGCCTGCTGCCTGGAGAATAGGGCGGGCCATTCGTCTCATGGCGGAGGAACATTTCGGGAGGAGATCCCGCATATTCTTGAGCTGGGCCTTGAAATCCAACGCTTGTTTGATCCACTTGTAGCCGGTTCCAGAATCGTAGTACCGTTTGAGCTTGTTGAAGACGGTGTCGGTGTTGTGCTGGAGATCATATACGTGGTCGATGGCTACGGCCATGGCATTCTTGGTCCTGGCACGGTGAAGGATGAGCCAGCCATCCGCAATACCAGCCCAGGCCTTGCCACCGTACGACTGGTTCCAGGTTGCGGACTGGAACCAGTGCTTCATATCCTGGACCACGGCTGCCTTGCCCATGTCGGTCGTCCGCATCGCCTCCCGCACCGCCGCATAGGAATCCTGATAGCCACGGCTGTCGGAGGAGAACTTGTCGCGGTCGGCAGGCTGTTCCGGGTCCTTGAGCGGACCGGTATAGGACCGATAGGCCCGGTAATAGGCCAGAAGAAATTTGGATGGTTTTTCGACCTTGTTGTCGAAGACGTGCCGGATCTCACAGCACAGGGCAAAGAAGACATCGCTCAGAAGTTGCTCCCTCAGCTTTGGATAGAGCACGTCCTCGGCATGTTCCACGTCGGTCAGGTCGACCCGTAGCGCGGAGGTAGTTCCGGCCTTGACGAGGGCGTCCGGGTTCGTGGACCCCAACCATGCCAGCATATAGAAGTCAGCCATCGTCACCTGCGGTGAGTGTGGGGGAGTATAAGTCACAGACTCCAGGGCAGCGATTACGGCAGAAACTCTCATCCGGCATAACTACCTGGTCAACGGCGGTAGTCGGCTTTGGAAACCAGCTGGCCCCCACCCATGTGCCAGGTCTGGTCCACCGCGCTCGACAACCCTAACGCGGTATGGTTGATCATCAGGATCGTAGGAATCTCGCGGGAGAGGGTCCGGAGATAGGCGGCGATGAGCTGCTGCGCGTCCTCGCTCAGCTTCTCGAACGCCTCGTCCACTACCAGGACGTTCATCCGGACGCGGGAGAGCCGCATGAGGGAGAAGAGGACGACGAGGTCGACCTTGCGCCGCTCGCCGCCGGAATTGCCGTGGTAGGTGCGGGCTCCGTTGGCGTTGTCGACCGAGATATCCACCCGCCCCTTGGTGTCCTCGTCGGCCAGGAACTGGACCGAGATTCCGGGAGCGATGACGTCGGCGGCCTCCTGCGCGTAGGAGTTCAGAGCCGGGATGGCGGACTGCAGGAGCAGGACCCGCGCCCCCTTCGGGCCGAAGCACTCCATGAGGATCTGGAGGTCGTCCAGCTCCGCTAGGACCGCTGCCAGATCCGGCTCCAGGGACTCCGCCTTCGCCGTCTGCTCCGCGATGTCAGCGTAGATGTGTTCCAGGCGGTCCTCCCGCTCCGCCAGCACGCCCTCGGTCCGGGATCGCTCGGCCTCCAGGGCCTGAGCCTCCTGGAGAAGGCGGTCGACGGCGGCGACCCCAGCCCGCTCGGTCTGCTGGAGCTGGAGTCCGACCCGGCGGGCGTCGGCCTCGGCAGCGGCGGCGGCACGGATCAGGACGGCCTTCTCCGAGGCGTAGGAGGAAATCTGGGCGGTCAGAACCTGGGTCTCGTCCCGGAACGGGAGGGAGGCGGCCTCGATCTCGGAGGAGACGTCGAGGATGGCTGCCGCAATCTGGGGGATCATGTCGCGGACCCGATCCCTCTCGGCGGTCAGGGTGTTCTTGTGCTCCTCACCCCAATCGCGGTTGCAGGTAGGGCAGGTGGTGTCAGCAAGACCGCGCTCGGTCTGGGCCAGCACCTGCTTGGCGCGTTGGTGCTGGCTCTGTAGCGTGCTGCGTTCGGATTCCAATTCCCGGACGGCGGAGGCGGCTTCCCCGGCCAGCGCCGTCTGGCGTCGGGTAAGGTCCACAATCGTCTCCGCGATCCGGTCGGCGTCGGCGCGGGCGGCGTCGGCCTTGGCCTGATGCTTGGCAACCGAGTCCTGTAGCCGGGCGGCCCCGGCGGCGGTGTCCTCCTTCAGCTCCACCATTTTGGCAGCCATGGTATCCAGCCGCGCTGTCTTTTCCGCCGGGAACTCTTCGACGGACTGCAAGGTCTCGACCCCGCGCTCCAGCTTCTCCAGCTGTGACCGCACTCCGGCCAGCTCCCGCTCCAGGATGTCCTTCTCCTGGAGCTTCGTCTGCCGGGCATCCTTGATCCTGGCCAGAGCGACATCGGCCTCGCTCAAGTGGAGGAGGTCGGCAATGATTCGTTTCTTCTCCGCATCCGGGTAGTCGGGGAACCGGAGGAGGTCGGTGGAGAAGACGACACTGGAGGAGAATCCCTCCGCCGTGATACCGAGCAGGAGGTCCAGCTTCTGCTGCGTCGCCGATGACGACCCCAGGGTGCGGTCCTCCCATTTCCCGCCCACGGCCTGGAACAGGCTGGTTCCGGTGTCGTGGACGGGGTGGTTGCGGGATCGGCGCACAACCCATGGGCAGCCGTCGACCTCGAACTCCGCTTCCACCAGCATGTAACCCGTACGCCAGTTCACAACCTTGGCACCGGGAACCTGGCCATACTCGAAGCTGCGCCCGTAGAGGGCATAGTACAACCCCTCCACCACCATCGCGGTCTTGCCGGAGCCATTGAGGCCGGTTACGAGCACCAAGCCTTGGTTGTTCAAGTCGATTTCTACCTGGGAGATCCCGAAGAATCCCTCCAGCCTCAGTTTCTGCAGCTTCACCATCCCGCCACCAAAGCAGCCGGGACGGGGCGGTCCAATAGTAGGTATGTGTGACGCATACCGCGATCCCACCGCTTGATGAGTGCCCCAACTGTTCCCTCCCTTACACAACGGGATTTCGATACCAACTTCGCGTTCCTGGTCGACCACATCCGCCGGACGGCTCCGGAACTGTGGAACTCGTTCCACGAGGGCGATCTCGGTACCGTCCTCCTGGACACTATCGCCTTCGACCATACCCAGCTGAGCCTGATTGCCGACAACATGTTCAAGGAGTGCTTCCTGGACACGCTGCGGCAGTACGAGAGCCTGCGCCACTTCTGCCGCCTCACCGGATACCAGATCCGCCGCAACAGTGCCGCCTCGATCGAAGTCCTGGCAACATCCTCGGTGACTCCGTCCGCTCCATCCTATTTGCTCCTGCGGCGTGGCACCAAGGTGACCTCCAAGGACGGGCTGCCGTGGGAGGTGACAGAGGACTACCGCATCCTGCCCGGATATTTGACCCCGGTACGGCGCATTACCGGGTATGGCGACATCAAGGCCCGTACCGAAATCTCCGGCATCGAGGTCGAATCCGACGCGCTGGTCACCATCAAGCAGGGCGAGAGCTTCGCCGTCCTCACCGACAGCGCCGGGCAACGGCTCCCGTCCAATTACAATTTCACCCAGCTCTGCGGTCCTGGACAGATCCTCAAGCTCACGAGCCAGAAGATTGGAAATGTCTTCGGCCCCGCCCCCGACAGCACCCGCCGCGAGTTCGTGGTCACGGGCACGGGCAAGCTGGAGTTCGATCTCCATGGCAATAGCGTCCTCTATCTTGACCGCCCTTGGGACCTCTCGGACTACTCCGGCAAATGGGAGCTTGAGAGCCGAAGCATCATCCTCGTCCAGGGAGAGACACGGGAAGACCGGACGGTCGGTCCCTCTACGGAGAGTGCGGCCCGCAACCACACCGTCACCAGTGTCTTTTACCCCGTCCTCTCTGGCGAGGCCGAATCCTACGTCGTTTCCGGTCTCCTGACTTCGGCGGAGAACCGCAGCGGCCTGACTGTCTCCGTAAACGGAGTGGTCTGGACCGAAACCGCCAGCCTCCTCTTTGAAGGCCCTAACGATCTCGTGTACGAAGTGGACTTCGATCACCTCGACCGTGCCCTCGTCAAGTTCGGTAACGGAGTCAATGGAGCCATCCTTCCGGTCAACGCCGAGATCACGATGCAGTACCGCACTGGCGGGGGAGCGGCGGGCAATCTCACCCAGGGGAGCTTCGACACCACTATCTCCGGGGCGCTCATCCCATCCACCGGCAACAGCCCAACCGTCTTCCTCAGCAACCCATACACCGTGGGTTCCGGGGGCCGCGACCGCGAGACCATCGTCGAAGCCCGCAAGAACATCTCGGCCTTCATCCGCACCAACGACCGCGCCGTCACGGTCCAGGACTACACCTACTTGGCATCCAACTTCACCGATCCCGCTGCCGGTCGCATCGCCCAGGCCATCGGGATCCTGCATCAGAACGCGGTGCCACGGGAGCAGAACATCGTCTGGGTTTATGCTTGGGCAGATCGGGGCACTGGCCAGCTCTCGGCCCCGTCGCTCCCGCTCAAGCAGGCGCTCCACGCTTATCTGAACCTCCGCAAGATGGTAACGGATGAGGTCGTGGTCGTGGACGGCGTCAGCATCCGCGTCCCGCTCCTGTTCCAGTACCGCTACAGCCGTTCCCGGGAACGCTGGGAGATCGAGGAGGAGATCCGATCCGCCGTCTCCGCCGTCTTCGCCCGCCAGGTCCCGGGACAGCCGCTCCTGCTCTCCGACCTCTATGAGGCCATGGGGGCCATCGACGGGCTGGACATGACCCTCCTGGGGTCTCCCACCACTAACTTCACCCCGGAGAAGCCATACGAGCTCTTGGTCAACTCCACGCTCGAACCCCGCTCCTCCCGCCTCTCCGTCGCCGCTTCCCGGGGCGCGGTCTCGGTCGTGGTCGCCGATCCCTCGGCCTTCTACCCCGGCGGCATCATGATGCTGTGGGAGCCGGGGCGAACCCCCACCGTGGCCGAAGTCGACAACGTCTCCGGAAGCGTGGTCACGCTCAAGCGCCACACTCCGCTCAGGGATGACTACAGCACCGCCGACGCCGCCGGTCGCGGAGCCGTCCTCTACAACTCCGACTATGTCGGCATAGGCTGGCAGTACGAGCACAAGGTCAACGTCCACGTGCGGTACGGCACCGGATTCGCGGACGTCGAAGCCCTCGACGCCGCCATCGCCTACAAGATCCGTTTCTGGTTCGAGAACACCCTGCGTCCGGAGCAGCCGCTCCAGAAGTCGGCTCTCGAACACCTCGTCTCCACCACCTCCGGAGTGACCTCGTACCAAATCGACCTCGGAGCCTTCGACGGCAGCGCCGAAGTGGTCGAGGCCTCCATCCGCGAGCGGCTCGTCCTGGGCCATCTCAGCATTAACGGCGTCACTTATTGATATGTCACTTCTCCGCATCATAAGGGCTGTGGAAGCGGCCCTGACCTACGACAAATTGCCTCCAAATCCGCCGTATGGGTTCTGGATTCTACCAGACCTTAAAATCGTGAAAGTAGCAAGGGACCATGGGGCGAGTGCGGCCAAGATATTGAAGCTCCCCGTCGGAGGGAAGGGGGAGAGTTTCGCCGCCAGCAAAGCGGCCTGGCAGCTCGGATGGGTAGATGTGGTAACCGTCGGCAGCTCTCTATACTTTCGGTCGGCGCGGCGTCCAGTACCAGTTTCTAAGGGGCAGAAGCGTCTCATCAGAGATATTGCTGTCTACTACGGCTTAGAAATCCGGGAAGACTCAGACTAACAATTTATTTATATGGCTTCACAGAACAACGGCGCTTTCTACTACCTGCTCAAGGCCTGCGGCTGGTACCGCAGTCCCTCGGAAAATCTCACCAAGTCCGAGGCCGAGATCTCCAGGACCCCGCACCTGGGTCCGGAGAAGGACCCCATGCCAAACCCATACGGCCTGCCGGGGGACCCGAACAAACGGTTCGAGGCCCTGATGCAGATGGCGAAGTCGGACCTGGTTGCCCCCATCGTCGAACTCTACGCCGAGGAGACCACCCAGCCCGACATCAACAAGGGAAAGACTCTCTGGATCGAATGCAACGACGGCGCGATCGAGAAGGACCTGAACGAGATGCTGGACCGCATCCACACCGAGGACTATCTCTTCCCCATCGCGGCTGGCGTCTGCACGACCGGGAACAGCTTCCAGCGCATCCTGTGGTCCAAGAAGGAGGGCGTCCAGCAGCTGATCGGCACCCCGTCCAACCATGTGCAGCGGCTCTGGCATCCGACGACCCGGAAACTGCTTGGATTCCGCTGGGCCAACCAGCAACCCATCAACGCCCTCTATCACGACGCCGAGGACGTCTTCGCCCCGTGGGACTTCATCCACTTCCGCCGCATCTACGACACTTCCACCGAGTACGGCCAAGGTCTGCTGGACCACCTCTACGCGATCTGGAAGAAGCTTGAGCTGGCCACGGACCAGATGGTGCTCTACCGGCTCCACACGATGCCGAACCGCTTCGCCTTCGAGATCGACATCGGGAACAGCGACTTCACCGACGGAATGGAGCAGGCCCACCTGTGGAAGGCCTTCATGCGCCAGCAGATGGGGATGAACAGCCAGAACCCGTCCGCCGTCGGCCTGCAGTCCCGCTTCGACCCCGCCGCCATCGACTCCTTCATCGTCCTGCCGATCCGGGGACAGGAGGACAAGACCAAGATCACGACGCTGCAGGGTGACAAGGACGTTCCGGACGTGATGGACATCGAGTACCTGGAAACCGCGCTCCTGGGCGGGAGCCGGGTACCCAAGTCCTACCTCGGACGCGACAAGGAGAATTCCGGCCTCGCCCAGGCCTCGCTGGTTTCCCAGGACATCCGCTTCGCCCGTATGGTCCGGGTCCTTCGCCGCCCCATCATCGGCGGCTTCTACCGGCTCTGCCAGCTGCACCTCGCCTTCAAGGGCCTGGACCCAAGCAACTATAAAATCAAGGTCAAGATGTCCCGGATCTCCTCGATCGAGGAGGAGGTGAACATTGCGACGCTGGAGAAGCAGGCAGGCCTGGCCAACGAGATCGCGGCGCTCTGCCAGTCGCTGGAGATCCCGAACGAGCAGATCGTGGACCTCGTCTTCCGCGAATACCTGTCGGTCCCGCGCTATTTCCTCGACGTCGCCAAGCTCGCGATGTCCGTCAACAAGGCCATGAACGGCGACATCGCCCAGGACGGTATGGGCGGTGCCATGGGCGGCATGGGTGGCGGCATGGGCGGCGGCCTCGGAGGGAGCGGAGATCTCGACGGTCTCGGCGACCTCGGTGACGGCCTGGATGATGGTCCCGGTGCCGAATCCCCACTCGACGGACCGGAGCTCGCCTCCAAGCCCGGCACCAAAAACAACCTCGTGGAGGTCAGGCACCGCCGGACCACGCGGTCCGAGGCCTCGGTCCTGCGCTCTGCCCTCGGCCATATCTCCGAGGTGGTACGGGGCCGACACGGACTTACGGAGGCCGTGGACGGTACCCGGAAAAAACTCATGGAGGCGGCGGCCCGGGACATCAACAACTTGGTGCGCGAGATCGTCGAGATCGGAACCAGCCGCAGGGTCTCGATGGTGGACTCCTACCACTCCGGTGATGGCGATCCCGTGCTCGTGGAGTCGCTCCGCTCCAAGGCTGCCAACCTGCCGTTGGACGCCAGCTACGAGAAACACTCCATCTCTCTCGGAGCCCTGGGAGAGACGGCGACACCCGTCCTCGTGACCGAGGGGGTCCACCCCGACGTCGAAACCCGCCGCCGCGCCCGCGCCCAGAATCAGCCATGACCACCGTCTTTACCTTCATCGCCGGAATCTCGGCTCTGCTCCTTATTGCCGCCGTGGTTGCGCGGCGTGTCCTGGACGCTTTGTTTTCCACCCTCTATCCCGGACTGGCTCGCGACATCGCGGGGCTACGGGATCTCCAAACCAGACCCTGCCACATCAAAAACATGAGAATCGACACCGACACCGCCCGCGCCATCGTCCAGGCCGCCACCTCCGTCCTTGAGGGCGTGCCCGCCATGAAGGCCAGCATCGCCAACCTCCAGACCACCGCCAGCAACCTGACGTCCCAGCTCACCGCTGCCCAGGCAGCCCTCGGCGATACCGACGAACTCCGGACCGCCCTCGCCGCCGCCCAGGAAACCATCGCCGATCTCGACCGCCAGGATGCGAACCTCGACACCGACATCACCAGCCTCCGGGAAGTGCTGGACTCCCTCACCCCGGCCCCGGCCCCCGCGCCCTCCGGCGAGGAAGCACCCGCCGAAGTGCCCGCGTCCGAAGTGCCCGCTACCGATGAATCATCCGGCGGCGTGCCTGCGTTCAACGGCTAGGCCACGGATAAGGAAACTCCGTACTGATTGAAAGCAAACGGGCCGCTCCTGTGATGGGAGCGGCCCGTTTCGTATACGGCCAGATCAGGCCGGGATGGGGAACTCCTCGCGGAGACGTCGACAGAGCTCCTGGACTCGGACGGTCACGAGGTACCGCTCGCGGGGGCTGGCCTCCTTCTCCTCCTCCGTCGAGAGGACGACGGCGGCGAGCTCGGACAGGCGCTGGGCCACGACGTGGTCGTCCGGGTGTACTCCCGGCGTTTCCTCCTTCGCGGGCTGCCGTAGGAGGTTGTAGAGGACGAGCGTGTCCACGGATACCTCCTCGGACTTCGGAGACCCCAAGGGTTTGAGGACGATTCCGGTACCGGGGACGAGGGCGACGGTGAGGTCGGCTCCGTTGACCTGGTGGCCGGTGAGGCGGCGGATGAGCTTGTCGAGGGATGCTACCATGTAGGTGGATGTCTGGGGTGGGTAAGGAAAGGGCCGCCCCCGGTGAGGAGGGCGGCCCCGACCGAAGCGGGGTTCCTATGCCTTGGCCTCGGTCACATTCTCGGACTCCACCTCCACAGTCTCCAGGGCCAAGGCAGCGCGGACGGCGTCTCCGAGACCGGGGGCGCTCTCCTCCATTTCCTTGGCGAGGGCGGTGCGGGCGATCAGGCGCTGGTAGTCCCGGAAAGCCTTGATGGCGGCGGCGTCACGTGCGGCGGCGGCCTCGGAGCCCCGGACGTCCACGCTCTGGACGATCCACTTGAAGTCGTAGTTGTCGTCGCGTCCGATCTGGACGTCGTCGTGAACGGTGGTCACCTTGGCAACCACAAACCCGATGGTCCGATCCTGTCCGGTGCGGACAGGAGCGATGACGAGCTCGCCGGGTTGGAGTTCGAGGTAGGTCTTGTAGACGTACTCCTTGGCATTGGTGCCGGTGCCGAGGACCACTCCAACGGTGCGGAGACGGTTGTCGTAGAGGGAGATGGCGTAGTGAGGGGAGAGGGCGGATGCGGATGTGTTCATGTGGATGGTGGTATGGTGGTGATTAATTGGGCGGTATTATAACACGGGTCTGGGCTTTTGTCAAGTATTCGACGCTTGATCGTCTTTCATTGGATGGCTTAGCTTACCCGCTTGCCCGGCCCGTAGCCTGTCAACTCACTCCAAGCCTTTTTAAGCTGCCTCATTATGGTCCTAGCCGCCGGGAATCCTGCTGGCTGTGCGTCATCCCACTCCCGCGTCGTTGGAGATCCGGCTTCCAACCAAGCCTTCTTAAAATCTTCTTCGGTGAATTCTGCACACTGGCGGTAGTTGCCTGTTAACTCTCCCCAAGTCTTCCCAAGACGCTCTACTACGCCTCTAGCTCCCGGAAATCCCCCTGGACGTGCGTCATCCCACTCCCGCGTCGTGGGGGATCCAGCCTCCAACCAGGCCTTCTTAAAATCTTCTTCGGTGAATTCATCGCCGAGGAGCATCTTTGTTACTGCATCACGCGTGTAGCCTGTCAATTCACCCCAACTCTTCCCAAAGCGTGCTTTCATATTCGAGGCTGCCGGGAATCCTGCTGGGCGAATCTCATCCCACACTGATGCCATGGGGGACCCGGCTTCCGACCACGCCTTCTTGAAGTCGTCTTCAGTGACCTTAAGGTTAAGCCGGGCTGTACCGGTTGCGACACCCCAAGTGAGACTTTTATCCGCCCCTTCTAGTAGGTATAGATTGTTGGGGTGCGGGAATTTTGACTTGTCTCTACGGCGGTTGTACTCAACTGAACCGGGACAGCCCAGGGAAATCCAATATTCCCTCCATTCTTCTACCGTAACTCCTCGGACGAACTCCCTCTTCGTCCCGGTGGCAATACCCCAGGTGAAATCTTTGTCCGCACCATCTAACATGTGCATCTGGGCGGAAGCGGGGAATCTGGATCTGTCCCTAATACGGTCATATTTCGTCGAAACGGGTCTACCCAAGGAAATCCAATGCTCCCTCCACTCCTCCACCGTCCCCCAACGGTGGTCCGGGCGCTCCATCCGGAACCTAATGCGTTTGGATAAAGTTGTCGCCACTTCTATCGATAGGGACGGGTCAAAGTGAACAGTTGTCCTGACCCCCGCATCCAACTCGACATCTCCATCCCGGTTACCGATGGCTTTCACTTCATCGTTGATCACCGAATCCGACTCGCAGAGAGCGGCGAGGGTGGCTCCAAGCTGATGGTAGCTTGAACTGTAGATGTCGCCCTCGTCATTACACAGGGCGAGAAGAAGCGCATTCCCATGGGTTTTTCCAGGGTGGAGGCGGACACATCGCCCAACGACCTGGACGATGGTGCGGGTGGAACGGACGGCGGACAGGAAGCACACCGCGTCCACACTGGGAAAGTCGATGCCCTCGTTCAAACACTCCGCATAGGTGACAATGACATCTGTGGTAGAAGCTACGGCAGAGATAAGGGCTTTCCTGGTGGCCTGCGGCGTCTCACTGCTGATGGTGTGAGCCATCATCCCCCGCCGGTTTAGATATTCGGCAAATCGTGCAGCCTCCCTGATGGTGCTGTGCTTGCATAGGCATTTGCGGCTCTTCGACGTCTTTTGGAACTTCTTTAGGCCATCGTAGTAAGCCCGGAAACGGTTCTCTTCGGTCAGGGTGGCGATAGTTTTTGCCGACGCCTGGCTGGTGGTAATGAAAACCCTGACGGGGAGGACGATCTCGGCCTTGACCGCCTCCCGGTATGACATCTCGTAGACTCTCGGTCCGAACATTTGCTCGTTATCCATCGAAAAAGCTTCCATCTCGTCTCTCTCGGAGAAGGATATATGCTTCGGGGTGGCTGTGACGAAGAGCCGCTTGCTGATCGGTAGACATTTGTCCTTGGTCAGTAACGCTGTAACCTTGTCCTCGCTACCGGCGACGTGATGCCCCTCATCCATGGTGGCCCAGCAAACTGTTCTCTTGGATCGCAGGATAGCTTTGGCGAGGACGGGGGCACTGGCATAAGTGCAGAAGATGAAGCTGCGTCCGTCCAGTTTCAGGAATCGCACGATGGATTCTTCATCCGTGACATGCGGTACCGCGACCGCATCTCCATGGATCGAACGGCTGCACACACCGAGCCAATTCTCCACCTTTAACGACATCTGTACCCTGTAGACCGACACGATCTGGTCCAGAAGATCAATCGTTGGGGCGAAGATCACGGCAAGGGTCGGCTTGTACCGTTCCATCGCCCACATCGAGGTCAGAGTCTTCCCGTATCCGGTGCCCGCCACAAGCATCGCTCTATCGTGGGTCTTGAAGTGCTTCAAAACAGACCGGACAGCAACATCCTGAGTGTCGGGACGAGGGATTAGTTTTAACATGGAGGGAATTATAACACGGACTTGGTTTCTTGTCAAGTGAAATACCCGACTACGGAAAGGCCGCCTCCCGTTGCCAGGAGGCGGCCAGTTTCCAATGACCCTTATAGTTAGGGCCAGACCTCTTAGAAGGAGGCGGAGGCGTCGTTGACCTTGATGCGGGCGTACATCTTGTTGTTGATCATCGTGCGACCGTAGGAGCTCATGAAGCCCTTCCGGGTGAGGAAGTCGTCGAGCTGGATGTCAGGGGTGGTGTAGAGCAGGATCCACGGGCTGAAGATGTAGCCAGCGCGCATCATGTCGTTGCCCTTGTAGCCGAGCAGACCTTCGTTGATCGGGAAGCGGGGGTCGGAGTAGATCTTCATCCGGCCCAGTTTGCCGATTTCCTCGACGCCTTCGCACTCGGCGGAGTCGTTTTTGGGGTCGAACATCGGGAGGGTTTCGATCACGTTCGCAGGCTGGGTACCGAAGATACCCCAGTTCGCCTTCGCACGGTTGGTGCCGCGCTGGATGAAGCTGGAGGCGGCCTGGAGGGTGTCCACGAAGCTCAGCTTGTGCTCGGTGTAACCGATGGTGGAGCCGGACGGGATGTCGGCGGACCAGGAGGCGGCACCGGCACCGGCTTTGAGACGGAGGTCTTCGATGATTTCGCGGTCGATTTCCCACTTGAGGTGGTTGGCGACGGCGGTGGAGATCATCGGATCGGCCTTGACGGAGTGCAGGGACTCCAGGGCGAACGCAGCTTCCTGGGACCAGCGGGCGCGGAGCTTGCGTTCCTGAGCGTGGATGAGACGGCTCTGGATTTCGAAGTCGATCTGCTGGGCCTCGTTGTTGATCTCGGCGTTGTAGTTGTAGCTGGCAACGACGGCGACCGCGTTTCCGAGTCCACCGCTGGAGGTGACGATGGCACCGGTCTGGTAGTCGACGGTACCGGCATCGGAGCCACCGGAGGTGAGGAGGCCACCGTTGGCGTTGTCACGGAGGATGACGTTACCGGCAACGAGCTGGACGGTTCCGGGGACGATTGGCACGTAGGCCAGGGAAGTGGTGATCTCACCACCGGAGGTCGAGGCACCGAGGGGTTCCTCCGGCACGCGGTCCGAGGAGTCGAGGTGGTTGTCGGCGTGGCCGGTGATCGCGTCCCAGACCTTGGAGCCTTTGGGGCGGTTGCCCTTGGCCTGGCCGGTGACGTAGTTGGTGAAGAAGATGATGCCGGACGGGCCGTCGAGCGGTTGGACGCTGACGAGGTCCTGGGCGACCAGGTTCTCGGAGACGAGGGAGATCATCGGGAAGGCGAACTTGTCCCAGTTGCCGACCTGAATCGTGGTGGACGTCTCACCCAGCATGCGGGTTTGGGTGTCCATCTGTTCGCGGTAGTTCTCCAGCATGTTCGCCGTGAACGCCCGCTTCATCGGGTCGCTGATTCCTTCGACCATCTGTTTCCAGCCCTTGGCCTCGCGGAGGCTCTGGGTGGACTTGATGCCGATGTCGGTTTCCGCGAGGCGCATGCCTCGGGCGATGACTTGCGCCATCTTTTTCATATCGTGTGCAGCTTTCATGGGTTCCTTGGTGTGGGTGGGTTGGTTTGTGTGGTGACGTCCGGCGGCGGATTATTTGCCGTAGGCGCGTTGACGCGTGGTGAATGCGACCTGCGGGTGGACGGCTTCGGCAAGGGGCGCGGGGGCCGCTGGCTTACTGGGTGTCGGAGCAGGAGCACCGGGGTTGCGGGACTCGGTCACCGGTTTCGCGGGGACGGGAGCACCAGAAGGTTTCAGGTTGGACTCGACGAAGGCGACGAGTTCATCATACTTGGCGAAGGCTTCGATCTTGGCCTTGTTGGCTTCGTAGAAGGTGGGGTTCTTGGCCTTGATGTACTGGCGGCCAACGGTGAGGGATTCCTGGGCGGAAGCCTTGCTCTTGGTGGCGAGCTGCTTGGCGGCGGTGGCCCACTCCTGGATGGTGTGGCCTTCGAACTTGCCACCCGCACCGGATTCGGTCAGCTTCTTGTGTTTTTCCAGGAGGCGGACGGCACCGGCACCCATGCGGGCCAACTGGGCTTCGGCGACCTTCAGGCGGCGCTGGACGGCGCGGATGACGCGTTTGGATTCCATCGGGAGTTCGTCGACGTTCACGTCCTCCATCCCTTCGGCGTCGGCGTCGACTTCGGACACGCGGTCGGCGAGGTCGTCGAGTTCGGCGGCGACGGCTTCGGCGTCGGGGTCTTCACCACCGAGTTCGCGCAGCTTGTCGGCGGCGGACTGGAGCGTGGCGAGGACGGCGTCGTCCTCGGCTCCTTCTTCGGGAGCGGCGGGAGGGCCACCGGCAGGAGGACCGGCAGGAGCGGCTTCGGGAGCGGCGGGAGGGCCACCGGCGGGAGGACCACCAGCATCGGGTTCGTCACCGAATTCCTCGTCGAGGGCGGTGGCGAGGGCGGAGAGGGTTCCTTCCAGGGACTCGGAGAGAGCCTTCAGGGAGGAGTCCTCGGAAAGGAGGCCGGAGTTGCGGTAGCGGATGTCGTCGATCTTCTCGATGAATCCAATGCGCTCGGAGGGCTTGAGGGAGCGGATGTTCCCCTTCAGCGCGAGCTGCAGGGAGGTGGCTTCGGTCTTGAGGGACCGCATTTCGGGGAGCTTGTTCATGGGAGTAGCTTTGGGAGTTGGTTGGTTTGGTTTGGCTGCCTGCTCGGTGACCTTCGGAGCTGGTGTCGGCACCGGAGCCGGTGCGGGGACAGGGGTGGCGACCGGGGCGGGGACCGGCACGACGGATGCGGGTGCGGTCTGGGCCTCGGAGAGGCGGATGGGCTCCCAGGTCTTGTCGAGCTTCGAGATGGACTCGGTGAGCTTGGCCTTGTTGGTGCTTTCCTTCATGAGGCTCGGAATGGCACGGGCGACGGAGGGGGAGAAGACGGCATCCCAGGTTTCGAGCTGGAAGTCGTCGTCCACGACATCGTGGTCGGCGGAACCTTCACGGATGGAGCCGTTGCCACGGGAGCTGACGCCCCAGGGGATACCGGCTTCGGTGAGGGCGATGAGAATCTGGCCCTGGGGAGTTTCGAGAAGTTCAAGGGACCCGACGATGTCTCCCTGGTGGAGCTTGCCCTCGCTGGCGAGGATCTCCTCGGAGGTAGCCTTGCGGGCTTCGGTGACACGGAGGGCGACGCGGCCCAGGTCGGTGATGCCGTCGGCGGGATGCTCGACAAGGCCGAGAGCGAGGTTGTTGCTCAGGCGGGTGTGGAACTCGCTACCCTCGGAGAGCTGCTTGTCCCAGATCGACTCCGGATAGACGCGGTTGTTGAGGTTGACCTCCTCGAAGTTCTGGAACACTCCGGACAGGCGATAGGCCTTGCTGCCGTTGTCACGGGTGATGATGGTGGGGGACTCCATCACCGCAAACGGCTTCCGGGGAGCTTCCTCCATGAGTAGGTTCGGTTTCTTCATCGGGTATACCAACCCCCGATATTCCTCCTATACAGGACAGCTGCCGTGCGGGCCTCCGGCCTGTATCCTGAGCCGGTTCCGAGTCACTAGACGGGCACTGCACCTGTGTTATTCTTCCGCTGACCCACTGGAGGAGGAGGGGCGGGACAGTCCGGCGCGTTCACGTAGACGTTATAGAAGTTCCAGAGGTAGTTCAGGGCCTTGTCGAGGTTGTCACGCGGGACGCCGAGCCGGATCAGCTTCAGGTCTCCCTCCTTGTCGTAGACGAGGGTGCGGTACTGTCCGTCCGGCCATGTCACCCGGAGGAAGTCGGTACGGGGCATCCGGGTCAGCAGGAGCTTCCCTTCCGGCGGGAGCGGGACCGACTTGGCCATTCCGGTCCCCCTGCCGCCTCCGACACCGGTTTCGAATCTAGCCATGGTATGGTCGGAGGCAAGTGTTGAAGTCGGGGCCGGAAACATCCTCAGGCTCCACTATGGAAACGTTCTCCAGAGGGATATCGTGGGGGACGCAGTAGCTGGTACCGGCGGGCATCTCGTCGTCCCTGTAGACGACGGTACCCTCCGGGATCCAGACGCCGAGGATCGCCCCGGCCAGGCCTTCGTCCCCATAGTCGGCGGCGTTGTCGTCGGCGCGGGCCTTGAGGGCGAGGGCCTGCCCGGCGTCGGCAAAGAAGATGGCCCCGTGGCGCTCCCGCCCCTCGTTGCTGTCCTGATCAATGGTGAGGCCCTCCTCGGAGATCGTGTCGAGGTTGGCTGCGGGCGTGACGTGGAAGGCGTAGAAGCCGGTGACGGCCACGAACGCAGCCCCGTGCTCCGCGTTTTCGAGGAGGTGGACGAGATAGCTCATCGGTAGGTGACGGCGTGGAAGAGGGTGCGGTACAGCTTCTCCATCGCGGGGAGGCTGGAGAGGAACTTGCCCTTGTTGACGCAGAACTCGCCGAAGGCCTGGGCGTAGGAGTCGGCGTTCTCGTGCTGGGGCCGGAAGGTCTTGAGGAGCGTGCGGGCCGAGTACGGCTTCTCGGCGCTCAGGAAACCGGAGACGGGCGCGTAGTGGTCGAGGTCCAGATGCTTGGCCTGGGACGCGGTCGTGTGGTTCTTGATCAGGGCGTTGATCAGGTGGATGACGACGAGGCGCTCGTCCGGCTGGGTGAA